TATATTAAAAAACGGAAGAAAATAAAATGGCTAAAAATTACAAAACATTCTCATACTTAGAATCACGTCCAGATGTTGTTAAAATCTTTGAAGATTTAGAAGCATTCCATGACTTTTGCAGAATTGAGTTACGTAAATTTGATCCAGCAGATTTATATCGTAAAGATAGTAAATCATACGGTGCTTACATTGCTAGTAAACGCCCTCGTAAACCATATCAAGGTAATAAACCTTGGCCAAACGGTGTTAGACCCAAAAACACATATCAAAAAAAATCTTAATCTTATTTTTAACTGAAAGCCCTACGGGGCTTTCACCGCAGGACATATTATGAAATTAAAACCTACTATTTGGATATTTGCTATTGAACCATTAGATACTCGATATACTAAACAATGGATCGAGCATATTCCATCACAACTTAAAGAACACGTTGGTGATTACAACATTGTACAAATTACTGGTGATCAACAAGACTCAGAAGTAACACCGGGTGCATTTTTAAACTTTATAGATACTAACATTTGGAAAGGATCACAGCTTGTTGGTTTTTTAAAAAACTATAATAAATCTTCAACTAATGATCATTTCTTATTTACAGATGCATGGAATCCGGCAATTATAAACTTAAAGTACATTAAAGACTTAATGAGATTAAATTGGACATTTCACGGGTTGTGGCACGCAGGTAGTTATGATAAACACGACTTTCTAGGTGCTATTGATCACGGGTGGGTTAAACTAGCTGAAAAGAGTTATTATGCAGCATTTGATCATAATTACTTTGCAACTGAATTCCACGTGCGTATGTTTATGGAACAATTATTAAACAACGGAATGACTAGTGAAAATCCGTGGTTTGAAGAAGATTGGGATGAACGTTACGACGATGGTAAAATTGTACGCACTGGTTGGCCAATGGAATACTTAGCAGACGAACTAGCGCCGTATGCTAATAAAGAGAAACGTGATTTAATTGTATTTCCACATAGAGTTGCTAGCGAAAAACAAGTTGATATTTTTAAAGCATTAGCTCATCAATTACCACAATACGACTTTGTTGTATGTCAAGAACAAAAGCTAAGTAAAGATGAATATCACAACCTGTTAAGCGAAGCAAAGATCGTGTTTAGTGCTAACTTACAAGAAACATTAGGCATTAGTTGTTATGAAGGTGCGTTACTTGGTGCTATTCCAATGGTTCCTGATAGATTAAGTTATAAAGAAATGTATATGTATCATTTTAAATATCCATCAGAATGGACTGCTAGCTATGCAGATTACGAAGTACACAGTTATGATTTGTGTAACAAAATTATCCATTACATAGAAAACTATAATGATATTGTACCATATGTTAAACAACAAGCCGATTACTTAGCACTGGAATTTTTTAATGCAGGAGATTTATATGACAAGTTTAAATGATACAATAACAACATCATCTGGGTGTGATACTATTACATTTACGATGGATGGAGATCTACGTTACGATATACCAGCGTTTGATACTATTACACTTAGTGACTATGTATCTAGTTCAACTGCTAGCGGAATATACAATGGAACAATGATGGGAACTGCTCCGTACACAATTAGTAATTCTTCTATTACTGGGATGAACGGTTCATCTTATTACACCGGCACTGGTGGTTATTGGAATCAATCATATAACGGTAAACCATTTGAAGATAACTTTCCAGAATGGAATGCATTTAGAGAGTTGTGTGATGAATATCCAGGATTAGAAAGAGCATATCAAAACTTAAAAACTTTTTATACTATGTGCCATGCAGATAGTTTATTACCAAAGGACGATAAATGAAAGTAGTAAAATACAGTTGGAAACAATTAGAAGGCGCAGCATTGGAGATTGCACGTCAAATACAAAAAGATAACTGGAAACCAGATTACATTGTTGGAATTACACGCGGTGGACTTATTCCTGCAAACTTACTTAGTCAGTATCTTGGAGTTAAGATGTTAACATTACACGTTAGTTTACGTGATCATCCGGATGATAACGAACACAATGCATGGATGGCATGTGATGCATTTGGAATTACTGATGACGAACTAGCAAGTACCGGACAAGCTAAAAACATCTTAATTGTTGATGACATAAATGACTCAGGTGCAACCCTTGATTGGATTAAAGAAGATTGGAAATCATTGTGTTTACCAAATGACATAAGATGGAAACACGATGTATGGCATAAGAATGTAAGATTTGCTACAATATTTGATAATAGTGCTAGTAATGCACATGTTGATTATTGTGCAGAAGAATTTGATAACCGAGACGATCCAATTTGGATTGACTTTCCATGGGAAAACTACTGGAAGAAATAATGGAACTACATTCAATAGCTAAGAAACACGGTATACGAAGCATAGACGTTGAACAATTTTATGCTGCAGGTGATAACTATTCGTTAGATTGGTCAAGATCAAACCTACCAAGCGAAAGAGCAAACGTTACACGGTCATTAACTGTTAAAATACACGAGAACGATTTTATAAAGTTAATTGACAAAGCTGAAAAGTGTGAAGACTGGAATAAAAAATATTATGAAGATATGTATGTTAGAGATTCTAATCCAACTGTAAAAGCAGCATACGAAAAATATCAAATGTTTTTAGAAATAGCAAGATCGGAAGTACACAATGACAGACTTAACTAAAGAAGAACTACAAGAAAAGATTTTACAAGTAAAACGTGATATTTCTAAACATAGCGATTCAAGTAATCCACGTATATTATTAGGCCTTCAAGAATATGTAAATTATTTAGAAGACGAATTAAAAACATTGACAAATAAACAGTAGTGTTGTATAATACACACTTACAACTAGGAAATTATATATGAGCTTTAATAAAACAAAAACCGATTCAGAATTAGGTTTAGAAATACACAATCATTTAGTAAGTTTAGGAGTAGAAACTCCGGTAACTGAAAAAATATTAACATCATCAGAAAAGATTAATATCATTCAGGACAAGTTTTATGATATTATGGTAACTTTAGGTTTAGACTTAACAGATGACAGTTTAGCAGACACTCCTAAACGTGTTGCAAAAATGTTTGTCAACGAAATATTTTGGGGTCTTGATTATGATGCGTTTCCCAAATGTACTACTATTCAAAATAAGATGGGATACAATGAAATGTTAATTGAACGCAACATTAACGTACAAAGTAACTGCGAACATCACTTTGTAGTAATTGACGGGTTTGCAACAGTAGGTTACATTCCAAAAGATGTTGTACTTGGATTAAGCAAAATTAATCGCGTAGTTGAATACTTTGCAAAACGTCCACAAGTACAAGAAAGATTAACAGAACAAGTATTCCATGCACTGGAATACATTTTAGATACTGATAATATTGCAGTAGTAATTGATGCAAAACACTATTGTGTTGCTGCAAGAGGTGTAGAAGATACAGGTAGCACTACTATTACTAGTAAGTTAGGTGGTGCATTTAAAAACGATCCAACTACTCGTGCAGAATTTATGAGTATTGTAAACAAATAAGGAGAGTTATGAAAGACTTAAAACCACAAATTCCAGCAGTAGGCATTATGAAAACAAGTGACTGGGGTAACAGTAAAATGTATAAAATTCAATGCACATGCGGCAACGACGATGACAGTATTGAGTTTATGGTTGAGGCAGACGATCTCGATATGATTACTATAACTACATTTACAACGCAAAAAACTGCGTACTGGGATAGACCATTTGATGTTTCAAACACATACAAAATTAAAAATTCGTTTTTAAGCAGTATTGCATACGAAACATTGAGCTTTCTTAACGGGTTTCAGCATCGTATTAAAATGACATGGAATTTGTGGTTTAATGGTTATCTTAAATATCAGCAATCAACTATAATGACTGAACAACAGACATTAAACTATGCAGAAACATTGAAGGCTGCAGTTAATGATTGCAAAGATTTTCGTAAACAAGATAGGGCAACTAATCTTAAATGAGGTAGTTTTAAACCCTTAACATATAAATAAGTGTAGAGGAACTATTATGAACTACTTAATGATTAAAAAATGTATGAATACCGGACTTAAATATCTGTGTAAAACAAGCGGTAACAAAAATCCTTATTTATATACCGGATCCGGAGTTAGATGGTTGCACCATATTAAGAAACACAAATCACATATTATAACTTGTATAATAGGTGAATATAATACTAAAGAAGAATTGCAAGAAGCAGGTCTGCATTATTCTAAATTATATAATGTAGTAAAAGATTACACCTGGGCAAATTTAACAGAAGAAAAAGGCGACGGTGGATTAATAGGTAACGGACAATTAGGTAAAACTTGGAAAATTAAAGATACATCTAATATGAATAAACCAAAAACTAAAACAGATGCTTGGTATGAAGGTAAAAAAAAGACTGCTGGTAAAAACAACTATCAATTTAAAGGTCAAATAAAGACCCCATGGGGTCTTTTTGATACAGGTTTAGATGCTATTACAGAAGGCAAACGATTAAGAGAATTAGGAAATACAGAAGTAATTACAGATGGCAATACTTTAAGAAAGTATTTACATTCGTTAGATACTGTGTTAAACTTACAAGGCAGGCGAACTCCAAAAACTTGGAGAGGTAAAACGCCAAGAGAAATAGGTTTTGAAATAATAAAGGATACAGATGTCAAAAATTAAGATATCAGAAATATTTTACTCTCTACAAGGAGAGGGTAGATTTATGGGAGTGCCAAGTGTGTTCCTTAGAACGTTTGGGTGCAATTTTTCTTGTAGAGGGTTTGGAATGCCAGCAGGTGAACTAAGTGTACAAGCAGATGCGATTGCTAATAATGGTATACAATATCATTCATATGATGAACTACCATTAGTAACTACTGGCTGTGACAGTTATGCAAGTTGGCATCCAAAGTTTAAACATCTAAGTCCAGCGATGTCAATAGACGAAGTTGCAGCTAAAATGATTGAGCTGTTACCTAACGGTGAATGGGGTGGAGTACACTTAGTAATTACAGGCGGCGAACCATTATTACCAGGTTGGCAACAAATATATCCAGAATTACTAAGACATCCATTATTAGCAGACTTAAAAAACATTACATTCGAAACTAATGGTACACAAGAACTGTTACAAGATTTTGAAAACTACTTATACATGGAAAGACGGTATCAAACTACGTTTTCAGTTAGTCCTAAACTAAGTGTAAGTGGCGAGCCTAGAGAAAAGGCAATACGTCCTGAAATAGTAACCGAGTATCAGTTTTCAGGGCATAGTTCATTTTTAAAATTTGTAGTAGCATCTGAAGAAGACGTAGAAGAAGCGCGTGAAGTAATGCAGCTATATAAAGACAACGGATTTAGAGGTGATATTTACTTAATGCCAGTAGGCGGTGTAACTGATGTATACAACCTTAATAATCGACGAGTAGCAGAACTTGCATTAACGCACGGATTGAGATACAGTGATAGACTTCACCTCCCTCTCTTCGGTAACAACTGGGGAACATAATGTTTGGAAATTTTATAAAAAAAGTGTTTAGTGGTGAAAATCCAGAACTAAAACATCAACAAGAAGTACAAGAAGCAATTAAAGCTAAACAAAAAGCTAAACCTAAAGCAAAAGTTAAGCCAAAAGCTAAAGTAATTGAAAAAGAACCGCTAACTGACAAAGAAAAAGCTACCTTAAAACATGAACCATGGGTTGATGTAATTGGGTTTAAAGTTAATCCAAGTAACATTAGAAATGGTTTTTTTGAAATTGATTGGAATGATCACTGGATTGAAAAATTAAAACAAGAAGGGTATGGCTTTGACGGCGATCCTGAAGAAGAAATAGTAGGTCGTTGGTACAGAGATATTTGCACCAACGCTGCAGCAGCCGAAGGCATTGATATATCAGATCAGGACTTTGGATTCCTTAACGTTAACCGATCAGGCAACTAATGACATTTATTTTAGTAGATACTTCAAACTTATTTTATCGTGCAAGACATTCAGTGCAAGGTAGTGCCGATTTAAAACTTGGAATGGCATTGCACATTACATTTAATAGTGTTAAAAAAGCATGGCAAGACTTTGGAGGAGAACACGTAGTATTCTGTTTAGAAGGACGCAGCTGGCGTAAAGACTTTTACGAACCATATAAGAAAAATCGTGCAGTAACACGCGCTGCTATGACAGTAAGAGAACAAGAAGAAGATAAACTTTTTTGGGAGGCATACGGTGATTTTACAACATTCCTAAATGAAAAAACTAATTGCACAGTATTACAACATTCAAAGTTAGAGGCAGATGATTTAATTGCTGGATTTATTCAGATGCATCCGGAATCTAAACATGTTATTGTTAGTACAGATACTGACTTTCATCAATTGATTAGTGAAACTGTTAGTCAATATAACGGTGTAGCAGATCAACACGTTACTCACACCGGATATTATGATGCTAAAGGAAAACCTGTAATTGATAAGAAAACAGGCGAACACAAAGTACCATTTGATCCGGAATGGGTATTATTTGAAAAATGTATCCGCGGTGATACTAGCGATAATGTGTTTTCAGCATATCCTGGTGCTAGAACCAAAGGCACTTCAAAGAAAGTCGGGTTAACTGAAGCGTTTGAAGATCGCAACACAAAAGGTTATTCGTGGAATAACTTTTTATTACAAAAATGGACTGATCATAATGGTCAAGAACATCGGGTATTAGACGATTATGAACGAAATCGCGTGCTAGTTGACTTAACTAAACAACCAGCAGAAATTCGGTCGTTTATTAACGAAACAATTAGTACTAATTCTAAACCTAAATGTATTACACAAGTTGGTTCACGCATGATTAAATTTTGTCAATCATATGATATGAAACGGATGATTGACAATATCCAACCATTTGCAGAACCGTTTCAAGCAAACTACCCAATAAAATAATTATGAAAAAGATTACAATACTAAAAGAAGAACTAATTGAAATATTAGCAGTACTAGACAAGTTTCCAGATGTAGAAAAGATTGATGTAGGGTATGATAACAATAGCGGTATTGGTTACATATTAAATATTTCATTCCCATACGTAGTAAACGGTGTTGCTACTACTCAAACTGTTGAAATTACAGGTGTAGATCAATGGTAGAAATTGAATTACACGCTAAACCTATTATTGATGGCAAATTTTGGATTGTTGAACAAGACGGTTTAAAAGTTGCTACACTGCATAAAAAAGAAAACAAATATGTGTTAAGTAATATAGACGGTGAGATACTGTTTAATAAAAAAGAAGAAATAACTAATCAATTTGGATCTGATTTCTTCTTAACTAAACATAATATAAAAGTGTCTGCGGTTGAAACAAATGAGTGTTATGGATATCCGACTAGTTGTAAACCGTATAACGCTATATACGACGTTAGACGCAAGTTACCACTGTTTACTAAAAGTGATCAAAGTAAAAGTCTGTACTGCGCCGGATATTATACTATTAAATTTGAAAAAGGATGGGTTAAAAGCTTCTGTCCTAAAGTAATTACTATAGAACGCAATGATCACAAAGGTCCGTTTAAAACGGAATTAGAAATGAAAATGGTACTAACTAATGCAAAATCAGATTAATTTAACACCAATAACACAATTTGCTCAGTTGTTACGTGCAACTGAGCTTTCTCAACAAAAAGAAGTTAAAATTCCAGTTCAACAAGCTAGATTACTTAACTTAGCACTAACTGAGATTTTAGATCAGCTTAATCAAGATAACATTGCGCTACTTATTGAATTACGTAATCCATCTTCTCCTGAAATAGTAAACATAACTATGGATGGTGGCGGATTTAGCGAAGGCAACTAACGATAAATACACGTAGTTAATAGGAGGACCTCATGTCTCGACCCAAACCACGTGTATTATTAGAAAATCTTGACCCGAACACACTTCAATTAGATCAAATATTAGAAGCAGATGCTATTTGGGCGGTTGTTTATAAAGACGAACCATTTAATTTAAAGACAACTTCAAAACAACTCGGTTCTAAATATAAAAAATCGTCTTTTTCAAATCCAGGTCATGCACACAACTTAGCAGAAAAGCTAAACACTACATTTAAATGCAGCGACTTCGCTGTTGTAAAGCTAACTAAAGGGGTTACAGTGCGATGATTCTACGCGACACACTAACACGCATATTTTTAGACCAATGGGGAAAGTGTTCTGACGACACTAACGTAAAACTATACTCTCGCAAATGGTGGCAATCCTCGCGTGTAGGAAAACAAACTGCTTACAGGTTAAGTGAAGATGGGTTTGAGTTTTTAACTAACACATTAGAACTCAAATCATACGAAATCCCATTTACAGATACAATTGAGATAAGTCCGCAGACTATTGTGTTCTTAGAACGGTATTTAGATTGTCCTTATTACTTAACATATAAAAGTATAACAGTGTTCTCAGAACGCAAATGCGTTGAACTATATTTCTTTTCAGATGACATACGACGATTTGGATTAGCGAAAGCAATGAAAGAACGAACTTCTTAATTAAAAATAAGTCTTGACGTTTGCTAAAAATACTGTATAATATGCTACATAGTTTGTTAGCAACACAACATATTAACACTGCTACAAGTTATTTAATTTACTTTTTCTTTTTTACTAACCTATGAGGTAATAATTTATGAGCAACAACATCGCATCACGTACAGTCGGGCCAAAAGGCGCTAAAAAATCTTTACGCAAAGCATTTAGCAGCAAACGTCCATTGTTTATTTGGGGACCTCCAGGAATTGGTAAATCAGATATTATTAAACAACTTGGTACCGAGTTAAATGCTCATGTTACTGACGTGCGTTTAAGTTTATGGGAACCAACAGACATCAAAGGTATTCCATACTTTGACTCAGTAGATCAAACAATGGTATGGGCTCCACCATCAGAGTTACCAAGCAAATCATTTGCTGAAAAACACAAAATGATTATTTTGTTCTTAGATGAGATGAATTCTGCTGCACCGAGTGTACAGGCTGCTGCTTATCAGCTTATTTTAAACCGTCGCGTAGGTCAGTACGAATTACCAGACAACGTTGTTATTGTTGCTGCTGGTAACAGAGAAACAGACAAAGGTGTTACTTATCGTATGCCAGCTCCATTAGCTAACAGATTTATCCACTTAGAAATGGCTGTTGAATGGGATGACTACTTTGAATGGGCCACAGACAACAATGTACATCCAGATGTTGTTGGTTATTTAACTGCTTGCAAAAGTGATTTATACACTTTTGATTCAAAATCAGCAGATAGAGCGTTTGCTACACCACGTTCATGGAGCTTTGTTAGCGAGTTGTTAACAGACGGCGATACTGACTCAGACACACTAGCTGACTTAGTTGCTGGTTCAATTGGTGAAGGGCTTGCTATTAAATTTATGGCACACAGACAGTTTTCAAGTAAACTTCCTGATCCACGCGCTGTACTTGAGGGTAAAATTACACATTGTGAAACTAAAGAGATTTCAGCAATGTATTCACTAACTGTTAGTATGTGCTATGAGTTGAAAGAACTTTTCAATAAAAAGGCTGCTAACAAAAACACAGCAATGAACAATTACTTTTTGTTTATGATGAACAACTTTGAAACTGAAATTGCAATTATGGGTACTAAACTTGCGTTATGCTCATACAAATTGCAAATTGATCCAGACGACATTGCGTGCTTTGATGATTTCCACAGCAAGTACGGCAAATACATTACTGCTGCAAGCGGTCAGTAATACCAAAACAGTTGACACCGCCGCAAGGCGGTGTTATACTTTGTACTTTATAATTATGCAGGAGTAATTCATGGCTTTAGATTCAATTGTTGATAAAATTATCGTAGCTCGCGTAGGCTTACTATTACGCCATCCTTTCTTTGGTACTATGGCAACACGTTTAAAAATTGTAGACGGATCCGACTGGTGTCCAACTGCAGCAACTGACGGTCGTCATATCTTTTATAATCGTGAGTTCTTTGAACCGTTAACTGTAAAACAAATTGAATTTGTTATTGGTCATGAAATCCTACACAACGTTTTTGATCACATGTCACGTCGTGATGGTCGCAATCCTAAAATCTTTAATATTGCATGTGACTATAATGTAAATGGTCAGTTAATTCGTGATAAGATTGGCGAAGTTCCGCCTGTTATTAAAATCTTCCACGACACTAACTATTACGGTATGGGTTCTGAAGAGATATATGATAAGTTACTAGAAGATCACGATGAAGATTCACTTTCTAAAATTGGTGAGATGCTTGACGAACATATTGACTGGGAAAGTTCAGGGTCAAACGGTCGTCCATCATACAGTAAAGAAGAATTGAAAAAGATTCGTGATGAAATTCGTGAAGCTACAATGACTGCAGCACAAGCAGCAGGTGCAGGTAATACTCCAGCTAGTATTGCACGTTTAATTAAAGATCTTACTGAGTCTAAAATGAACTGGCGTGAGATTTTACGTCAGCAAATACAAAGTACTCTTAAAAATGACTTTTCGTTTATGCGTCCTAACAGAAAAGGTTGGCACATGAATGCAATTTTGCCAGGTACTAACTATGACGAAACAATTGATATCTGTGTTGCAATTGATATGTCAGGGTCAATTGGCGATGATCAAGCTAGAGATTTCTTAAGTGAGATTAAAGGCATCATGCAAGAGTATCAGGACTTTAGCATTAAGTTATGGTGCTTTGATACACAAGTTTATAACGAGGCATCATTTACTGGTTATACTATAAGCGAGTTTGATGAGTATCAACCAAAAGGTGGCGGTGGTACTGACTTTGATGCTAACTGGGAATATATGAAAGAAAATGACATTAATCCTAAAAAGTTCCTATGTTTTACTGATGGGTATCCTTTTGGAAGCTGGGGCGATGAGTCGTATTGCGATACTGTGTTTATTATACACGGTAATGATACAATCGTAGCCCCATTTGGTGAAACTTGCTATTACGAGTTTTCAAAAGAAAAGGCATAAATGGCACTAAAAAATGGAAAACCTAATCCATTAGATTATTTTAAAATGCGGAGAGTAGATTTTGCTTGTCCGCATTTTGAATACTTTACTATTAATAAATCAAGAACGGATTTACTCGAATTTATTAATGAATGGATTACTAAAAACTTAAATAGCAGATACTACATTGGAAAAGGAATTTCATTAGATAGTAATAACGCTATTGTTTACAACATTACAATTGGGTTTGAATCAGAAAAAGAACTTAGCTTTTTCACAATTGCATGCCCATATTTACATTCAAGATAATTAATTATATTACACTAACAGAGGAAAATAACATGACCGAAACTACACAAGAAGCAGTACAAGAAACCGCAGCAGAAGCAACTCAAGAACAAGCAGGTGCTGATCTTACTATTAACGATTTAAATGCGTTAAAAACTATTATTGACATTGCAAGTTCACGTGGTGCATTTAAACCAAATGAAATGGTTGCTGTAGGACAAACATATACAAAATTGGATACATTTTTAACAGCAGTTACTGATCAAGCTAAAGCAGCGCAAGGTGCTCAATAATGGCAGAACTTAAACATGTTGGAAGAGTTAAAGCTTCTGGCAAAAAATGTATAGTAGCATATCGCACCCTACCAGGCGATGCGTACAATTGCTTAATTGTACCTACTGAAAATTTGCCAGACAGCTATCACGATGCACTTATTAACTTAGTTGAAAGTTCAAGTGGTCAGGCTTCGTATGAATTTGCAGAAGCAATGGCACGCACTAACTTTCCAGATGGCAGTATCATGCTTGCTGCGTTGCACACTCAAGATAGATTAGTTAAAGTTTCAACTGATCAAATTGAAATGTTACCAACTAATTCGTACACAATTTTGTTGTCTGAACTAAATCAAGTTATTGCAGAACAACGTGGCACTACAGTTGATGAGCTATCTCTTAAATCTACAGTTAAAATAGAACAACCTACTAAACCTGTAGTTAAAGAAACTCCGGCTGAGGCAAAAGCGGCACTTGTTGAACTATTGACTCCCGAGCAAAAAGCTAAACACTATCGTTCAGAAGCAGATCGTCTTTCAAAAGAAGCTGCATCTTTACGTAGACAGGCTGAAGAATTAGTACCAACTGCTAAAAAAGTTAAAACTGAAACTGTAGCAGAAGAAGTAGTAACTACCACTACAGCAAAAAAGGAAAAAGTTGTTAAAACAGACGAAACCGCTTCCTAAAGAAGTAGTTGCACACTGGCCAGAAGTATTTGAAGAGGTAACACTTAATGTGTTACCTCTTCTTTATTTGCATTCAGTAGTTATTAATTTTAAAGATAATAAGTCTTGGGAAATAAAATTAACAACTAAAATAAAAAAAGATGGATGGAATAGCTTTCAACAGAGTTTATCAGAATTGTTAAATTCGTATGAAGAACAGATAGACGATGTAGATTTTAAACTGGATGCAGCAAAAGTAAAAAAAGATGTAGAAAAACTAACCAATAAATTTTTAAAGAAACAAAAATTATGAACATTAAATTAGTATCATATTCTCAACCAACTGAAGAATTTGCTGAATTAGGAATTACTGATGCACAAGAACTTATTGCGTTTTGCGCTCGGGTAAGTAATCCGTCAAATCAGTTTAATACAGAAACTTCAGAAAAACTTATCAACTACTTAATTAAACATAAACATTGGTCACCGCTTGAAATGGTTAATGTGTGTTTAGAAATTAATACCACCCGCGATATTGCACGTCAATTACTACGTCACGCTTCATTTAGATTCCAAGAGTTTAGTCAACGCTATGCAGATCCAACAAACGATCTGTCTTTTGAAATACGCGATGCTAGATTTCAAGATCCTAAAAATCGTCAAAATTCAATTACAATTAATACTGCAGAAGAAGAGGCGATTAATGACGAATGGCATCTAAGACAAGAAGCTCATATTAATTCAGCAAAAGCACAATATGAATGGGCAATTAGCAACGGGATTGCTAAAGAACAAGCTCGTGTTGTTCTTCCAGAAGGCAATACTAAAAGTCGTGTGTATGTTAACGGGACGTTGCGCTCATGGATTCACTACATACAAGTGCGCAGTAACGTGGATACACAGCTTGAACACAAACAAGTTGCTGTAGCATGTGCGCAAGCAATTAGCGCAGTATTTCCAATGGTAAATGACTTTGTTTATAAGGAAGAACCAGTTTTAGAACCTATTAAAGAAGAAATTGTTGAACCTAAAAAACTTAAATGGCATCAACACTTTTTTAATTTTTACAAACACTAATCACAACAAAGCCGGCAATTGCCGGCTTTATCATTTGTACTACTTTTTACTAACTGCTATACTGAATGTTTCCATGGATTACGTGTATTCCACACAACTGCACCTGCACTGTTTTTAATATCAGCACCACCATAGCCATAATAGCCAGCATTAAATACAATTTTAACAATTATATTAAGTGTTGTTGGAATTGGGATGGCGCTATTCCAATTGCCGCTAGTTGGAATGTGTGTCCATGACACTCCGTTATTATCAGTCAAAACAATACTACCAGCTTGATGATCAACAATAACTGCGCGTAATACCATACCAGTTGTTACTAATATGTTCAAATCTTCCCAGTACAATGCCGGAATCCACGGCTGTGTTGACCAGTCTGCCTTTGGATATACCCAATACGATGTATAACCATCAGTCGCTCTATCTGATATATACGAACCTAAATTATACGCCGCTGGCGGTATCGACGGTACTGCTGGTGTTGTTGGATATGTTGCTTTTCCAGTTGGTATTACTGCTGTATTAGTTGGTACAGATGGCCCCCACGAAATTCGTACTTTAGCAGGTTGTCCCGCCGTTCCAGAACCAAGTGTTGGTTTTATATAAGAACCGGGTGATCTAGTTGTCCAAAGATAATTGGCATCTGAAGCTATCTCATCAACCCTACGACGTAACGTTACAGCTATACCAACAGTCTTACACACATTTGCTGTATTTTTAAACCATTTATAGGAAAGTGTAATTCTATTATTCCATTCAGCTGCTAGCGTAATGTTATAAGTTGTTACTTTCTTTGTTCCATCCCACGGTGTTGTAGTATCACCTACTGATACAAAACCGTAACCGTCTGTCCATATGTCTAAAATATAGTCTCCTTGCGGTATAGGCTGTCCTGCCGTTACCGCAGGACCATTCTGAACTTGCGGTTTTGTTTTGCTACTTACTACATTAGGCCATGATACAAAGAATGCGTCAGTACGTGTCGTAGCATCTGGCGGAGCAATTGCATGATCTGTAAAGAATCTTGGTATACCATAAGTCTTACCTTTAATTATAATAGTCGTAGTATCGCTTGATCCTTCCTGCGGTGTTGCTGCAATTAACTGCACACCGGCGCCGCCTAATCCGCCGCCGTTTGGAATATATACAAAACAACTTTCTGGCGGAACATACGAGTTACCACCAGTGCCCCCATTTCGAGATACTGCATTAGGAGATTTATTATATGCTTGTTTATCAACTAAACCGCCTCCGCCGCCGCCGCCACCTGAACCAGGGCTAGCTTTAGCATTAGCAGACACGCCAGCAGAAACATAAGTTGCTGCATATTTACCTATAAGCTGAACACCAGTTGAACCAGGGGTGCCCGGTAACGTTCCATTCAATCTCCCTGCACCGCCACCACCTGCGCCGCCAACTGTTACCCATGGGGTGTTGGTTAGTGGTTTTTTATTAGTTCCTCCAATATACATTGCAATACCTGCGCCACCTGCGCCGCCAAGTCCGCCCCAATCACCGGTTATACCAGACACTGTGTTAGTTGAAGGTGTAGATACGCCGCCGGGAATAAACGAAAACGACAATCCGTCAAAATTAGTAAGATCAATTATACCCTTAACTGAAGCTGCATTGCCGCCTGCACTGCCATCAAACGCTGCGCCTGCGCCGCCGCCCGTGCCGCCGCCGCCAATTAATTCAATTTGATAAAAATTAACACCGGCAGTTTTTGGCCACCATTGATTTCCTGTCTTTTGATCAATTTCAATAAAGTCATCACCTTTCATAACTTCAATAGGTTTAGTAGTAATAATGAACGGGGTGTTAGTAACAGGATCTGTAACTGTAAATTCAACTTGGAACGAACCTGATGTGTTTACTGCTAATTTGTTTGCAAATAGTTTTAACTTAGCAGTTGACACTAACGGTGATGTTGGATCTATTACGGTTGTAAATGTTCCATTGTTAACTAATTTAAACGGAGTGCTTGCAGAAGTTGATAGTGCTGTTGAGATTCCTTGTGGAGTGCGTGTAGAAATTTTCCATTTTACATCTAACGGTTTTAAAACATTAGTATTAAATGGTGTTATTGCAATTATAATTTCGCCAGCACCAGATTCAATAATACGAGCCGGAGCAGACTGCACTGTTATCTCTATTGTTTTAGTTACTACAGCAGGTTTTCCTGATGTATCTGTAATTACAACTTTTGGACACGGTGCTGCAAATGCAATTGGTATACCAGTTGCAGTGTTCATTACTTGAATATAAAACTCTTTATCACCGTCAGTTGCTTGATCAATCGCTGCAGCAAGTTGTATTGTTACAGTTTTATTTGTTACTACTGCACTAGTAGCGTTTGCATTTAACGTACCGTTTGGTAATGTTGCAATTGTAAAATCTGCAGGTGTTAAGTTTTTAGTTGCTGGTGTAAGACCCTTAGGCCCAATTACAGTCCAGTATAACCGCGAACCATTAGCTGCAGTTGGTGTAGTAATAGTATATGTTACCGGAACACCGTCTTCAGCAATTTTAGTTTTATCAGCTTTAATTGTATAAAATTCAATATCAGTTATAGTAATAATTGGAGTATTATCAATATTAATAATTGGTCCAGTTTGAGAACCAGATCTTAATACAATACTAAATGAATCATTTTCAGCTGGCAATTTATCAGGTGCTGCAGTTACCCCAAATGTTCCTACATGTCCAGTAATAGTAACTGTACCGGTTGCTTTTACAAAATCAGCAGGATCAATTGCTCCGGCAACTCCTTGAATAGACCAGTATAATGCAGTTTCTTTTGATATACCAGGAGTACGCACTGTAAATGTTACTGCTGATCCACTTTCTGCAATAGTAGTTACATCTGATGTTAATGTATAATTAGTACCATCAGAAACTGTTATAGTTGGAATAACTCCTGTTAACGGTGATAGCGGTAAACCACTTTTTGTTACAGCAATTGTAAATGTATCGTTTGGTTCAATTTGTGCATCAGGTGCAGCAGTTACTGTAATTATAGCAGTACTATTTGCAACTGGTAGTGTTGTTCCAGAAAATGCTACAAAATCAGCGGATATCATTGTTCCGGTAACTTGCACAACTGTCCAGTTTAATGTTTCTCCGTTATCAGCAAATGGAGTTGTAACAGTAAACGTTACTGATCCGCCTTCTGCAATTACAGTTGTATCCGAAATAATTGTATATGAAATAGATTCAGTAATTAGTACAGTTGGACTTGTAGTAACAGTGGTGCCTTCAACTGAATCACGTTTTAATACTAAAGAATAAGTTTCATTACCTTCTGTATTGCTATCAGTAGCATGCGGAATGATAATTGTACCTTTATTTTTAACAATTGAAACAGTACCTGACATTTGTTTGTCAGCAAAATCATTCTCATTAATACCGCTTGTACTTGGAGTTGGTGTTATTACCCAGAATAAATCACCATCGTCCATTTTTGGAGTAGTAACTTTAAAATACGCAGGAATGCCTTCTGCAAATGAAGTTACTTGTACTGTACTAATTTGAGATGCAGTTGGAGTAATAGTATAAGCAACAGTTTCAGTGATTGTTACAGTAGGCGATCCTGTTCCTCCAATTGCAATCGATTGTCCAGTTGCCGAAGTTAAACTAATAGTAAATGATTCATCACCTTCTGTACCGGCATCTGATGCTGCATACAGTGTAAAGGTACCGGAATTAGTTGTGCTGTTAACTGTAAATGTCCCAGTTAACGATGAAAGTGTAGTACTTCCGCCAGCAGTTGTAACAAAGTCCTGAGCTGCAATTGAACCAGTTTTACCAACAATAGTATAGTTAAATATAGAATTAGCTTTAAGTTTTGGTGTATTTAATGTAAATGTTACACCGTCGCCTCCTTCTGATATAGATGCAGTGTTAGCACTTAATACATACTCAACAACTTCCGAAATTGCAATAATTGGTGACGGAGATCCTAAAACAATTGGGGTTAAACCATTAGCTAATTCAATATGGAATGTTTCATTACCTTCAGTGGTTTCGTCAGCAGATGCATACAATGTAATTGTACCAGTACCATAGCGACCGGCACCTGTACCAACACCGGTAATTGAAACATCGCCTGTTAACGAACCCGGACCGGGAGTTGGTGTTTGACCATCATTAAAATCAATTGCGTCTAATGTTCCAGTATTGCCAACAACGGTCCACCCTAATGTGTTTCCAATTGCTGATGCAGGCGTAGTAACTGTAAATGTTACAAGTCCAGCTCCTTCAGCAATAGAACGAGTCGATGGACTAATTGCATATTTTATTTCATCTGAAATAGTAACAGCGGTTGTACTAGTTGCTACTACTTTTCCGTATACTGAGCCAGTGCGTAATTCAAAGATAAATGAACGCACACCTGTTCCAGGCGACGATGATTGAGTAGTAACTGTAATTTCTTTAGTACCATTTGCTGGTGTTGATCCATCATCATACGTAACATTTACTGCAGTTGGAGATACTGCAGTAACAAAATCAGTAATTTCTAACCCGGGACTTCTAAATAATGTCCAATATAAATTTGTAGTATTTGTTACGTTTTCAGTATGGACAGTAAACACTACTGCGCCACCTTTAATTATACTTGTTGCACTAGTTGTAACAGAATATACCGGTGCCTCTGGTTCCGGTACTTCAATGTCAATTGAAGTATCTTGGATAGTAACAGGTACACTTGAAACAACTACAGGAGATCCGTATGATGTAAGTCTAAGTTCTATAATAAACGCATCAACACCTTCAGTTAATACATCGTCTTTAGCAGTTCTTATAATAGTACCTTCGTTACCAACAATTGTAACTTTACCTTGTAACGTACTATCTTTAAAATCTGCTTCAGACACTGTGCCAGACGCAGAACGAGTGGTCCAGTACAATTCAGTGTTATCAGCAACTTTTGGTGTTTTAACAGTAAATGTTACACTGCCTGGTCCTTCTGTTACAGTTGATGTACCTGCAATAACTTGATAGTTAACAGTTTCAGATATTGTAATTTCTCGGGTAGTTTGTTCAACTGGTCCGTCAATATCGTCTAATCTTAATTCAACTTGGAATGTTTCACTACCTTCAGTTAAACTATCAGGTCTAGCAGCAATAATAAACGAACCTCTATTGTTTTGAATAGAAACTCTACCAGTTAATCGTTGTGCCGACCCGCCTTGTGCATCGGAAACAATGAAATCATCTGCAGTAATGTTACCAGAACCTGGTAAGATTGACCAATATACTAACGAGCCGTTTGATACTTTTGGAGTAGTAATATTAAATGTTACACCTGCTCCAGTTTCTGCAATTGACTGAGTCGATGGAGTAATTGAATATTTTACATATTCTGAGATTGTAACCGGATCGCCAATTTTAACAGTTGTACCAGATGCAGATCCTGTTTTTAATACTAAATGGAAAGACTCATCACCTTCAGTTAACGCATCAACTACTGCAGTTCTTGTAATAGAGCCGATGTTATTAGTGATAGTAACTGTACCAGTTAATGTGTTATCAGTAAAATCACTTGCAGTAATAGTTCCAGTATCAGTTACAGTTGACCAGTATAACACAGTACCGTTTGCTACTTTTGGAGTCTTAATTGTAAACTCAACACCAATTTGGCCTTCAGTAATTGCAGATCTTTGTGATATAATATCATAAACATTTGGTTCAGTAATTGTTGAACTTTGACTTGATACTAAAATTGCGCCACTTACACCGTCAGTCTCACGAATTTCGACACGGAACTGTTCAACACCTTCAGTTAACGTGTCGTCTTTTGCACGAATTAAAAATTTACCAACGTTGTTATTAACTGCAAATGTTCCAGATACACCATCAACTAGATCATCTGCATCAACTGTGCCAAATTCAGATACTACTCTATAATATAAATTCTTACCATTCTCTAATGCAGGAGTATTAACTGTAAAATTAATGCCCAATCCACCTTCGGCCATTGCACTATAATCTTTTGTGATTAAATAACTAACAGATTCTGTTATTGATACAGTTGGACCTTCTTGTAGCTCGTTAGTCATTGCTGCATCAGAATAGAATGTTAAATGAAACGATTCAAGACCTTCTGTTACACCGTCTGCTTTTAAATAACGAGGAACAACACCAATTTGATTTGATATTAATACTGATCCAGACAACAACCCGTCATTGAAATCACTTCCGTTTATTGTTCCAATATCAGAAAATGTTTGCCAATATAATCTAGTGTTAATTGGTAATTTTGGTGTTGTAATTTTATAGTTAACTGCTAGCACCGAACCTTCAGGTACTGTTGTTAAACTTGTAGATACTAAGTAAGGAACATCCGGAACAACCACTGCAGTATCAACAATTTGCATTAGATAACTGATTTGTACTTGTCTTTTAACTCCGGTAGTAGCATCAATTGTAGATAACACAATTTGGAAAGATTCAATTTGTTCAACTGCTTTATCATCAACTAATGTTCTAACAATATCAGCAGTATTGTTCCAAATTGTAATTGTACCAGTTAATGTGTTGTCTTCAAAATCAGCAGCAGTTATACCAGCTGTTAACCCTTTTGTTGCCCAATATAATTGTGTATTATCTGCTACACCGGTTGTTACAACTGTATATGTAATTGTGTTACCTTCAGCAGTTGCACTAACTGATTGTGATACAAAATTGTAAGATGGTGTTGTTCGTATCACAGGTACTGTTAATGATAAATCGTTAATTATCTCAGGTGCTGATGCAATTGTTGCTACTACCGGAGATGTTAATTCAGGTGCTACTCGAATTTCAACTACAAATTTTTCAGTTCCTTCAGTAAATTTGTCATCGCTTGCAGTTAAAGAAAACGATCCAAATCCGCTAGTAATAGCAAAGCTATCTTGTAACGTAGCTTCAACAAAATCAGCAGCAGTGATGCCATATCCTTTTACATTCCAATATAACGGAGCATCGTCAAAGTTTACAGTAGTAACAGTAAATGTTACTCCAGTTTGACCTTCACCAATTGAAGTTGAGTCACGTGTAATAATAAATGACGGATTAGCTTGTCCTGCAGACATTTCGCCAACTGCAGATGGAGCAGGAACTGCTACAAATACACCACTTGCATGATACGCCCTAACATTGCTTGTTAATGTTCCATTAACGTTTGGATCTGACAATGATGTAGATCCATCTGTAAATTCAACAGTAAATTCAATTGTTCTACTGTCAACTAATCTTGCACTTAGTTTATAAGTGTTTGGTTTAAGTGTATCAGTAGTTAATTTTTGAAATATAACTTGATAAGAATCAGTTAATCTTGAATACCCAATTGATGTTCCAACTGATTTAGTTGACGAAGTTGCACTTCTTTTAAAACTTATTACACCAATGTTTGCTAATAAACTAGTCCATGATGAATTTTTTGTTGTAGACGCGCCTGCAGAACGTGACGCAGAAAATTCAATTGAGCTACCTGTATTAAAGTAGTTACGAATTGCATCTTCATCAACAAATTCAGCAGTTACAATTTGGGTAGTTGTGCCATTCCAATCAGTTGTAATAGTATCCGATACTAATATATCGCGAGCTGCTTGTGCAGCAGGTGGAGTAACTGTACGGTTTGCTTCTACTTGTTTAAGAACTGTTTCAAATGCAGCCCATTGTGTGGCAGTAATTGAGTTAGTAATTGGAGTAATTGGTAGTGTAGTAAGTACACCAACTTGATGTTGTTTTGCTGCTAAAATATCAGTTCTTAAATTCTGAAAATCGAGCAAATTAGCCGGATTATTTGCAGCTAATTGTTGACTTAATGCAATTTGTCCGTAACCATAATCGCCGTCACCAATTTCAAGAATTCTTGAAATCCGTACCTGCATTGCATTAAAACTGGTTGTATCTGGTAGTGTTGCCATTATTTTTCCTTTTTAAATATTAAAGTATAAGTGCTTCAATAGTGTTGCCTTCCGTGTTATCACTATCATTGAGCGCAATTGCAAAAACTAAACTTGCACATTCACTTGTTAACGATTTTGCTAGACCGGTATCTGTGGCAATTAACCGATCACCTTTTTTAATAGCCCCAGTTGTTTTTACTGGAACTCGCCCTTTTAGTGCAACTATTGTGCCGTTAGCTAGCCCAACATTCATTATGTATGCCGGATTTGCCGAAACTACACCGATTGCACGATGCCCTGATTGTGCAGCAGTAACTTCGGCATCTCCTCCAATTATTAATACTGTACCAACATCGTATGTGTCATCTGCTAAATATTTTTCCGCTAAGTCAGCGTTAACGCCTAAATATGCTTTTCCTGCAAATTCAGTTGCATAAATTGATCCAGCTGCTATTTCATAAGATATAGGAACTATTGTTACTCCATCTGGAGCTAATGTAGTAGTATTCCAAGTAGTTACTGTAGATGTTCTAACTGGAATTGAATCAGCAAAGTCTGCTTCAGTCGTTGCATTAGTAGCATGCCCATTTAATGCACCTTCAAATGATGCTGCATACATATTAAGAAACTGATTGTCAATTCCGCCTAAGTTAGTAACATCATTAGTACCTGGGAAAATATCAGCACCGTTTAATGTTAATGCAGTATTTGTTTCTAGGGTTACGGAATCAGTAGTTTGAAATACAATAGTTTCGCTTTTTCTATTTTTAATTGTAGGAACTTCTAATTCATTATAAATTTCTAAAATTTGGCCTGGTCCTACTGTAAATCCATCATCAGAAAAGTTTGCAGCGTTTGGAAACACTGGTGAAGCTACAGTAATATAACCCTCTGCCGGTGTACCTGCTAACTTATCTGAATTAGATGCAGTACCATTAAATTTATAACCAGTTTCACTTATTGTAGAAGTTTCAGCGTCTAACCCAGAAAGTGTTATACCTTTATGAATTAATGCAAATCCATTTAACGCAGTAGCTTCGTCTACGCTTAACGCAGTAGTGTCTAAATTAAATTCAATTTCACTAATTATAAATGTTATAACGTTGTTAACAATTGCTTCAATAACCTGGTGAGGATTACCAACATCATCAGGTAAGCTAGTTATTTTTAATTGAGTATTTGCATTTATAACTTGACCGCCAATATATATATCGCGGTTACTAGTAGATCGGCAGTATAACCGTTCAGTTACTGAATTCCACCAAAAATCACCGACGGTTAACCCTGGGGGTGAAACGCCGTCTTCAACAATGTTGTTTACTGCCACGGTGCGCCACGCACCGGCGCCGTAGTTTACTTTTAATTTTCCAAGACTGCTGTCATACCATAACTGCCCAATAATTGCACTTGGCGGAGCTGTACGACTAGCAAAATTTTCAAGCAGCCACACAAAATTTTCATTTTGTGCTTCGCCATAACCGGCATAATTCTTGCCGATCAGCTTTAAATCAAGTGTGGTATTAATTGTGCCGTCGTCAACGATGATTGCCGAACTACCACTACTATTATATCTGTCAATGCTATAAGCCATCTGTGTATCCTTGTTTAATGTATTTATTCATATTGTACTATGTTAGTATCGAACTTACTGTAATAACGTCATTTACTTGTCGCCATTTAATTACAGTATCTTCCTCTGATGTACCAGTACCTGATGACAATTTAAAAGTTCTAACAGTTTTAATACTGCCATCTGTACATAACACTCGACATGTAGGCAACTGATCTGTAAAATTGCCAACATCAAAATCAGCAACCGGAAATAACTTCTCTAACATTAATCCAATTTTAGTATGTTTTTCAGCATCGTTTGCTGCATTATGCAAACCGGAAATATCTAACGAAATTGCATACGGTGCAGTTTGCTTAACTGCAGTGAGTAATCGTTCATTATTAACTACATCATTAGTGCCAGACGATGTCCTAACATTTGTAATTAATGGTTTTGTTTCATTTTCTGAATTTGGATTATTACTAACTAAGTTCAAACCTTGATTTATTGGATCCGGGCCAGCTTCAGTAGATGGCCAACCATAAATTACAGGCAAACTATTTGTGTCAATAATAAATGAGTCACTACTTATTACTGCAACTAACGTGTCATCAATCATTAATTTTATTACTGTATGAGAATTTTGATCAGTACCATACACTGACACTACACTAATTCCAGTCATTGACGAATCTTGAGGGCCTACTAAAAATGTTTCAACTCCATTATTGCACCAAAGTTGACGTGAATTTGACTTGATCCAAATATCACCTTGAGAAATTGAACTAGGCATCATTGGAGCTACAATAGTACCGCCTGAAACTTTATATCCTTTACCGTCATACACTTTTAATCTTTTTTCTAACGTGTCAAACCATAATTGCCCAGGTATAGATTGTTTAGGTTGTGTTGAATTTGCAAAATTTTCTAATAATCGAACTAAATTTTCATTTATATATTCGCCATATGCATTAGCACTTTTACCAATTAACGTTAAATCAGTTGTAGATTGATCAATATTTCCGTCAATAATTTCAGTTAGTACTGTACCATCTGTCTTGTTTATTATGTACGTCATTAAATAACACCTGTAAAAATAATATAATTAATTGTCTGATATGGGTTCATAATCGAAGATGCTTGTTCGTTAACACCTACGCTAGTTACCGTTGCTTTACTTCCAGTTGCATTAACTGACGCTAGTTGACCAATTGTTTCGTTACCTGCACCGTACCCTAAGGTTGATGCTGCTAAATCATGTACTCGATTAGCCGGTAATGCACCGTTTACTCCTACACCGTTACGATTTCCTCCAGCAGTAGCAGTACTTCCAGATGCTAATGATATCGAAAGTTCGTTGTCCATATCATCTTTACCTAACGGGAACCTACCTCTTAAATCAGGTAATGCAAACGTACTCACACCTAACAGTAATGTTTGATTTCGATAAGAATGCCCAATAACATCAAATAACCCTTTGTATTTTTTAATTACTAATTCTGATCCATCACAAAACAAATACCCAGATGGTACTGTAGTTCCTGCAAACGGAAAAATTGATCCAACTGGCACAACCGGTACTGATGATAAAAACTGTGCTTTAGTAATTGTTTGAATACCAAATCCAGTTTTATTTCTAAATATTAACATTTGATCAGTATCTAATGCAGTAGCCGATGCAGGTTTAGATGTAAAAAAATCTGCACTTACTTTTGTTTCAAACACAACCGGAGCAGTTCCATTAAAATTAACATTTGCCGACGTTATGTCTCCACTGAGCGAAAATGCTACAGATTGTGTTAGTGACGCTGCCGACCCGTTAACGTTACCAGCAAGTGTTCCATTAAATACACCGTAAAACTGTGATTTAGGAGCTACACTATTTGGAGTTATTGCATCTGCAGAGCCAAACGACATTCCAAATACATTTCTAAATGGTTGTGTTGTTGCTCCAATATCATAAATTGGAACTGCAGTTGCCATTGGTACTAATACTGACCCTGATGTGTCTTTGCTTAATGTAACAGTATCAGCAAACTTAGCTAGACTTCCAAAATTTGATTGTTTAGCAACTGACAAACCACCGGCAGTAATTATGCTACCAGTTCCAATAGCTGTTGAATTAGCAGTCCCGTCAATAAATAATGATCCACTAATTAAAACATCACCTAATACATCTAATTCTTTTTGAGGGTTTAAATTATTACCAATTCCTACAAATGGAGCATTATTAGTTTTTTTAATAAACAATCCAGACACAGGCGACTCTGTTGGATTACCAAATGCAAAATTAATATTCTTATTTGCAAACGATGTTAAACTAATAGCCGATACCGACGAACTAATACCAAAACTTGAATCTTTTCCAATAGTAATACCGTCATTTGAACTAACCCTTAACGACCCAGAAATTTCTGAATTTTTATCAGATCGTAAAAAATTAATAGCACTAACTACATTACCATCGTAATTTAAATTATCTGCAGAGAACGCAGTACCCCATAATTTATTAAGTTGTGTACTGTCAGTTACATTAGATTCGCTCGATAATGTTAATCCTCTACCAATTACCGAAAAACCAACTGTAACAACTTTTGGAGTAAATTGTGATTCACTAATTATTGCAATTCTATCGTTGTTTGCATACAGTGATAGAATTGACCGAGTAGTATCGTCATCTGCTATCATTGACTCTGGTTTTGTTCCGGTTAGTATTCCGTCGCTAAACTGCGGTCCAACTACTTGCCAATTAGTTCCTGAGAAAATTTTCAACTGTTGTTGCTCAGTGTCAATCCACAAATCGCCTCGCTGACCGCTAGGTTCAGTGTTTGCTTTTTTTATTAATCCAGTTGGAATAAACTCAGAACCGTTATATACTCGAAGTTCATTAATATCAGTTGTAGTATTAAACCATAACTGACCAGTTACTGGCTTAGTTGGCATTGAATCAGATGCAAAATTTTCTAACAAATGTAAAAAATTTTCTGCAATATATTGTGCATACCTTGGTTTATTTCTACCAACAAACGTAAGATCAGTCTCGTCGTTATAGGTTTCATCTGTAACTTGCAATGATCCAGATGCCGGATCAGTAAATCTAACATCATATGAATTATTTGCCATATCTTAGACTCCTGTTATGCCAGTTAAACTTTGAATACGTACTGTATAATCAATTTGAATTAATCGATTTAACGATTTTTGTACAGGATGAAAAATAACATGTGTTAATAACAATTCATTCCCAGTGTCGCTATACGATTTTAATCCAATTTCATCAAATACAAATAATCCGTCGCTACTAATTGAAGTGTCAAATGCATTCTGTCCAGCTGGCTCGCTGTAATCTAACAAACATGTAATAAAAACATCGGTATAATTTTTACCTACAGTATGTCGAGAATCAATATAATTACGGGTTGGATCTAAATTATTCTTAGAATTATCATCTACAACTTTTGTAAATGTTTCATTATATAAACTAGAATTTGATCCTGAACTATTTGGTGATAAGTATGTAATAATTCCAGTTGGATCAACTGCTGTTCCGCCGTTGCCAAAACCCATCTGGTATATAAATCCCTGACCTCTGTTTGCAATGCTGCTTGCTAGCGCAATGCTCATATTTTCATAATGAATTGCATTACGTTTATTAACGTACACTTCATTACTTGTAGGGTCATAGATCTTAAGGTGTCCCTCAATATGTATGCCTGTTGTTTCTTTATTCTGCATAGTAGTCTCTCATTATCGTATATTTATCAAGTAATATTAAGTGTATGTTTATTTGTAAACACGCCGTTTTGGTCTCGGATATACTTGTCCAGACGCAGGTCTTATCCAATAATTAATTTTTGGAAACACATAATTAGATACCGGTCTCTCAGGATATGCATACAAATATCGATTTGGTGCTAACATTGTATCATAACTATCTGATATGCCCCCACTACCTGATGTTAATTGATTATCTTTTGAATATGCTTGTATATAACGTATTGCATCTGCCTGTGTCATAGTTGGGTACATCTCTAACACACATGCTAATACACCAGTAACCTGCGGGCTAGCCATTGATGTTCCTGATATTTTTCCTTTTACAAATGTTGAATCTCTTGGGTCAGGGGAATTTAACCATACGTCACTTATGTTAAATGAACTTGCAATGTTAGATCCTGGAGCAAATATGTTAATACCGGGCCCGGTATTACTGTATGAAGCTTTTTGCTCCGTCGTTGTTGCGCCAACTGATCCTACAGTAATTACATTTGTTGCACAACCTGGAGCAGATCCTTTATGAACATACCACGAATACGAAGTACCGCCATAAGTTGCCCAAAAATAATTGTTATAATCTAAACCAGTTTGATCATCAACAAAAAACGAGTCATTCCCTGCAGAACCAACTATAATTACTCCGTCGTCTATTGCTTGTTGTATATCAGAAACTACTGAACTAACGTAATACGGTACAGTTGCAGTGCCTCCAAGGTTTCGAATCTTAGCCGCATTTAACTGAGCAGCAGTTGCCGATGTGCCAACTGTGCCAACATTAACTCCTCGATAATTTATTTGAGTGATTGGACCAGTCCCTATCGTCGCATCGGGCCAACTAATCGATGTCCCGTAACTGCAATTACATATTGTAGGATTTTTACGACCGGTTGCTGGATTAATTGCTTTAGTTCTATGGAATGCTCTAATATAATCCCACATTACTAGAGAACTCATTGATGTGTTTGGGTTTGTACTGTACGGGCTAATATTATAGATGTTGGCATCTCTTGCCCAGCCGTTTGTATTACCTGCAACAGTACCAGCAACATGGCAACCATGGTTGTTATCCGATACCATATCCGATCCAGCTGTAGACTGCCACATATATGCATATGTTGATCCAGTTAATGCAGTACCATCATCGTCAATTGACGCAACTGTACCATTTAATGTAAACCATTGAAATTGATTAACTCGAGTGCCACCCGTGCCGTCTGCATTTTTTGCAAACTCTGGGTGATCTGGGCGAATATGCCCATCTACAATTATAACATCAACATTTTTACCACTTAGACTATGTGATACCGAATCTAATACTGCAGTAGTACCATTATTACCCCAATTAGGGATTTGCATACCTACTACACATCTCTTTAAACCCCAGTTATAATGATTTGAATTTGCAGTTGATGATTTATCAAACGTGTTAGTTGGAGATGTCCACATTGGTTTAACAGCAGCTTTGGCTAATTTTGAAAATGTGATTCCTTCAACTCGAGGATCAGTGGCAATTATTGCAACTTCAGCATGTGATAACATATAATGTGTGTTTTTACTAATCGGTCTTCGTCTATACACCGGCACAGCTCTATCAGGAACAGTAGTTAAACTACTCATAGCTTCCATATCATTATAAAAGGAATCTAAATCATCCATGCTGTTTAATGTAATTATAACTTCTTCTAAATCATCCATATTAGCTCTCCAATGGAAGTACTGTTAGGGTAATAGTAAATGTAGCTGCTGTCAAATTTGTGTTAGTAACTGCAAGTTCAATGTTTGCAGTTGGGGTAGATTCATTATTAAACCCAATTACTCCAGGAGCAGTTACAACTGTTGAATTTGAAGTAGTAATAATTTCTGCAATAACGCCAGGTGTTGACGGATCTGAAGTTTGCAATCTTGCTGCATCTGCCGTTCTTGATGCAGCGTCAGTATAAATCCTTACCCATGCGCCGCCTGCAGTTGAACTAGTTGCTACTGAATACAACGCATAACTTTTATAACCAGTAATTGTTAAGTTTACAGTTGCACCAGCTGCAATAGACGTAGTAGTTCCGGTCTTTGTTGCACGAGATAATGTAACAACACCAATACTACCGGGACTACTAATCACGCCACTTCCGTCAATTGTAATCGTAGTGCCATCAGCAATAACTCCGCCTAGTTTAGTAGTAGACGCTACCGGTAATGTGTAACTGGCTGCAGATGCACTAATTACTCCATTAACATTTATAGTAACTGTACTTCCATCTACTTTAACGCCGCCTAATGTTCCGTCTGACCCAATACCGGCAGTTGGAAGAGAATAACTACTACCTGAATTAGAATGAATTACTCCGTCAATATCTATAGTAATTGTAGTACCGTCAACTTTAACACCACCTAACGTTGTATCAGTTGCAGGTTGTAACACATACAACATAGGAGTGCCGGTTATCTTTGAATACGGTAAACTCTCAATCCATGACGGGTTTACATAACTCTCAGTAGTATACACTCCGTTCGTTACTGTACCGGCATTCCCAGTAATATTAGGTGATGAATGTATAACACCATTTCCATCAATTGTAATTGTAACACCGTCAACTTTAACACCGCCTAACACAGTTGATGTTGCTGCTGAAAGTGTGTAATATGTGCTTGGAGTTCCAGATAGTTTTGAGTACGCAATCTCTGTAATCCAAGAAGGATTTGCATAACTTCCAGTTGTGTAAACCCCGTTAGTTACAGTACCAGCATTACCGGTAATAGTAGTAACGGTTGGAATTACTGCGTGTATCACTCCGCTGCTATTAATCATTATAGTTGATCCGTCAACTTTAACACCACCTAATGTAGCAGTATTTGCAGGTTGTAATACATACGGTGGTACATTAGCGGTTATTATGCAAGTGTCGCCGGTTTTAGTTAATGTAATATGTTGACCTGCAGTTAATCGATTAAAAACCGATTGATTACTATTATATAATTCTGTAAAATTACCATTAATTTTAACTGCACCTGATCGCAAGGTATCTCCTGTTTTATCATTTGAATTTGCTCCGATGTTTATTATTTGTTTAGCCATTTATTGTTTCCTTACTTAAAATTGAATTTCGTCACTACCGAATGTATCAGTTATATTATCAAATGTATCTTGAAGCGTTATATGTTCTGCACCAGGTACTGCATTTATAAAGTTTATTATTGTCTGATCAGCAACCCATTTATTCCCAGTGCGTTTAATAACAGTAATAAGTGTTTTGTCTCCTAACATAAATGTTTGAGATAATCTAACAGTTTTAAAAATTCCATTTACTGAAAAATCTGCAGGAAATACTTCTTCAATTCCTAATCGTTCATTAAATACCTTATATGGAGTTTTTTGCAATCTAATATTACCAACAAAGAATCCCCATATATCATAATCAGATTTAAATGAATCTGCACTCGTATGTGGGCTTTTACATTTATAAGTGTAACTACCAAATGTTACAATGTCATCGGTATTATAAAAAACATTAGGCATCCATGATGAACTACTATCATACCCACCAACAAATACTTCAATGTCGTTACATTGTCCAAACCCTTTTCTAACAATACTTGCCGATTCTGCTCCTTTCCATATTATTTTAGATTTATTAGGCCTAAACGATAAATTTACTACTATTGATTTTCCATATATGTGATACAACTCTGAATTTTCGTCAACTCTGATTACTGATTTCTTTTCTAACGAATGATATTCAATAAGAGTAGTATCTGCATATGGGATTGTTTCAGAAATCCCTATAATTTGAACTATTGAACTAGCGTAATGTATTTCCGGAATGCTCGTTCCTAACGTACCACGACGCAATTGTCCTACTGTATTATTGTTAATTGTAAAATATTCAATCCGTTCACCGCCAATCTCAATCACACCCGGTTTATTAGTTAGCGGGTCTGGCTGGTCTAACATGCTTACATCGTCTAACGTAATAGTAGTATCTGTATTTAAAAGCATAACTGTTAATGTTGTTTGTTTACTTGCTGGCAGCCGCTTATAATGCACACGATTCAGCATGTCCTTAAACTGCATGTATGTATATGTTACATTATCAATAGTTGTGTAAACTTTAATAGCAACAGTATCAACTACTTGTCCAGGAACTATCTCTTCAGGGCCTGCAAAAATATTCTCAAACTTATCGCCGTCAATTACAATATCCTCCGGAGCTAATCCAGATGCAGAACTTGCACTAAACCGTCCGCCTGAAATTGCAACATCATAGTCGTTATCGTTTTCATCAGTACCGTCGCTTGTTACTTCACGAACAATAAACATACACGAACTTGGAATATCTAATTGTTCAGCTTCAAACAATATTTCAAAGAATAATTCAGGAATTACTATCGTTGTAACATCTCCGGTTACAGTCGGTGTTTGCATAATTGCAGTGCCGTCTATTCTAATGGGAGATCTATTAGCTGGATTTGCATCGTAATAAACATTTAACTCCGTGCCTATTGCTGGTATATTAAAACCATCATCTGGAAAATGTATAGTAACTGGCGCCTTTACACCACCAGTAGTGTATACAACTTTAACATCGTTAAATTTAGAATTTACATTATCCCATTTAATTGTATCGTATGTATAACTTTCCCATCCGTGTTTTACATTAAAATCTAATCCACTAACTTCAACACCGCCGTAATCTATACCAACCATTAATTGAGCTAAGTCTTTACCTAAATCACCAATTTGTGGATTGTAGTAATGCTCAATACGATCTACTGCGTTTAATACAGACGAATCTATCAAATAATTTACTACGATAACACTATTTTTTTCTGGTTTATGAGAAAATGTAATTGCTCCAGTATATTCTGTAAATCCTTTAGAAGTTGACTTTACAACTTGTAACGTATAATTGTCTCTTATTTCAAGTAATCCATTTACAGTCACTGAATGTGTTCCGATTTTAACATTTGGTGCCCATTTAAGAGGAAATTGCAGTCTATTACCGGTAACAAGCGTAGTTAGTATTGTTTCTGCCTGTTCTAATTCAGTTATAGTGGTTAACTGTGACACTCTATCAAATTTCATTTTAATTAAATTAGTACGGATTACACTATTACCAATAATTGCAGCAGCTACTGCCGGAGTGCCGTCATTACTCACACCCCCGGTAATAACTACCGTTGGTGTTGATCTATACTTAGACCCTGGTGTTAGAACTATAATTCGATTTATTGATCCATTTAAAATAAATGCTCTAGCAGTTGCACCAGAACCCCAGCTGCTTACAATATTAACTATCGGTTCAGTAACATATCCACTGCCGCCATCGATAATGTTTATTGAGGTTACTGAAAACCCAACATTATCTAGCCAATGTTTCCACGGATATAATTCATCTAGTGCATAATGACTAGAAAAAATTATATCATCGTATACTGTTATTTCCATTGGTTCTGCACGTTTAGTTGTAGGGTTAATTATTGCAGGTAAATCAAAATCTGTTACTGATAGCTCTGCAGTTTCAATTGAATTATAAGAGCTAACATATTCTCTAATTTGTGTACGATACGGTTTTACTTCTGACACATAATCTTCAAAGTTTGCTAAATTATCATTCTTATATGTAACTGACTTGCGTAAACTACCTACATTGTGCATTACATTAACAAAACTAGTTTTAAATATCCAATCAACATAAGTTTGCTCGCTCATTGCATACCGTACACTTGCAAAAAATAAGCTAAGATATTTGCTGTTATCTATTAAAAGGTCGTCCTTTATTGCATTTAAAATTATACGCAATTCTACTAATGCATAGTTGTCATACACCCCTAAATCATATAACATTCCGTCATACCCGACTGGTGTATTTAGAAAATTATATAACAACGAACTAAATTGAATTGTACCTTCTTGGCTTCCAACTACATTATACGCATCCGCCCAATTAGTTGAGTCAATTTCTTTCCATTTTTTTAATAACACCCATCGATTTGCAGTAGTAGTTAAAACTTTAACTGTTTGCCCAACTTCAATTTCAAATGCTCCTAAATCAGCATATGTATTAACTGCATGATTTATTGCAGTAAACTGGCTGTACGATGGTGCATACCAGTCAACTTTATGCCAGTATTGCATAGTGTCGTATGCTTGCGACACTGATTTAGACCAAATAGAAGTTGACGGTTCGTACGAGTAAATACTCCATTTCCCATTTGCTTGCAAATCGCTACTTACTAATACTGAAAAACTTCTAATAGTTAATACTGTGTTCTGTAAATATCCTTCACCTGCATTTAGTATCTCACATCCTTCAATTGACCCAGTTGAACTAATCTTAGCTTTAATTCTTGCGTTAATACCAACGCCGTGTACATTAATAGTTGGTGCTACTACATACCCGCGGCCTGGTTCAACTACTAAAATGTCAATAATTTTTCCGTTAACTATTACCGGTGCTACACTTGCTTTTACAAATTTCTTTGTAATAACAAATTGCAATTCAGCATCAGTATCAATAGATTTGTCATATAAGCCGCTAATTAATGTTGGAGGTATATCGTATTTTTGTAAATTTGATAAATTACAAGTATCAACAATTGGTTGATCGTTATCTCGTAATATTCTGTTAACTTCTTCAATATGTTGTTTAAGTGCTTCAAATCTGTTAACAAACATACTTTGACGAGGGCGATTTTCAATACCATATCTTAACTTAACCGGAATTTTTTGATCCGGTACAATTCTATTGTATTCGTCGTTACCGCATAAACTATTAATCCACTTTTGTTCTATGTTGGCAGGAAGTATTGATTGAGGTGATGAACTAATCAATTTCCACTGCGTGTGAATATTTTGATCAGTTTTATCAATTAACCAATATTCAATCAATAATACAATATTTGTGTGAGTTAATAACGGTCTTACATTTACTAAACTAAATGAATTTTCTCCAGTTAGTGCAATGCATTGATACCCTTCACCTCTTGGATTAGCAATTATCGCAGATGCATCGCTTGCAGACAACTCACGGCCACTAATTGAAATTGTAGTCTTATTCTTAACCCAGAAATAATAAGTGTAGGTAAATCTCTGACTTAACGTATCATACGCCGACACTGTTGAATACGCTAAATCACCGTATAACGATGTTCCGCTAATTCCTAATGCTAATCCTGCTTCAGTACCTGCATCGTCATCCCAGACTGACGGTTTTACTGTTGATTTAACCCATTCATAAACATCAACCGATGCACCCGGTGCTAATGTGCTCCATACACTATTTCGATAAACTACATTATCAGTGTAATTATCCATAAACTTAGTAGTACGTTTATCCCACCATAGTACACCAACTTGATCAGCAGCCCATGCTATTCCTTCATCTACATTTACAGTAGAATTACCAACTGAATAAGTTGCTGGATCATACGTAGTTTTAAACTTCACTTCTCGATTAATAACCTCTGGAAATTTTTCTTGAACAGGATCAACTATGTCTAAATATTTAACAGGTGTATTTGTATTTTTGTCATACATTATTACTTGTTTAATTTTTGAAATATTTGGTTTTGTTATTGCCCTATGTTGCACTGCCCAACTATATGTGTTAGTAGGTTTAATATAGTGATGTATCTGATTAGCATTATCAGAAGTTACAATAATGTTTGATGACGTTGAAATAAAACTAGTTCCATATATTCCAGTAATACGTTCACTAAACTGCCATTTAGTTTTATAGATATCAAATATATCTACTGTTGTATCACTTTTAACAATAATAGTGTTAAAATTATTTACAAACTGAACTTTGCTTGTTGCATATGAGCCAGGCATATTAGATGGATTTAAAATTCTAATTCGTTCTAAGGTGTCTGTTGAATATACTAGTATGTATGAACTGTTTAGCACTGCAACATAATCAGCATTTTTAGAAATAGCAATACTGCTAGCAAATGAAAAATCAGTAGCAGGAATAGTAATTATTGGATCAGTGTAATTATCATAGTTGTTATACACATATACATGCGATGCCGCTAATACTGCTAATACATTATTATCAGAAATTACTACGTCTTTACCAAAGGTTGATGATGGTTTAATAAAAGTAGAAGTGTTTATCTGCCATGCTATTTTACTAAATGTAATAACCCCTTCCGGTGTTGAATCAGGCATCTCGTCTAACAATACAGTAGTTGAATTTATTATTGAACGGATAGTTTGCCCTGTAGTAAATCCAATACCTGAGAGTCTCATACCACTTACAAGTTGAGCTGCACTGGACACTACTAATGTAGTTTGACTACTACCGTTAGGATTATAATACGCTTGCACTGTTGCACTTTCAATTGCAGAATAAGTAGCTTTATAAATCCTGTTATTATTTGTGCCTATAAACAGTGTAGTATTGTCAAAAGTTAATGTTTTACCAAACTGCATAGGTGAACTAGGGCGATCAAGTGTAAAATTATATTCATAATAATCACTAGAATTATTTTTATACAATTTTACTTTATTATTCTCTGTGGTTGCTAACCAACTGCCATCCTTAGATAACGCAATTTCAGATGCAACTATATTAAGTTTTTGCAATACTACCCAGTCAACTGGTTTAACTAAACTACTAGTGAGTTGCAATTTAAAAATATAGACATTAGTTGGTGTTAATACTGCAACTAAGTTTCCTTCTTTATTTGCAACAATTTTACTACCAACTGACCCGTTAAATATACCGTTGTCAATGACTACTGATTTATAAACTGGATTATACTTCCATGTTTCCCATTGGCCATTTTCGTTATCAACCCATGCTACATTGTTAGACGGTACAATTGATGCTACTTTTACTGTAAATCCAGTACCTGACCCCATGCCGTAATATGTCATAACAGTTGTATTATCAATAAATCCGTTGCCATGGGTTACTAATGTTACACTATCTACTAATCCTTTATCATTTGTAGTAATATTTGCAGTTGGATACTCTGTTGCAGTAGATCCAGACACATATACTAGTTGAACTGCATTATACGTGTGTGACATAGTGTAGCCAGATCCTGCAGTAAATGTAACCTTAATTGCAGGCAACAACTCATTAAATGTGCAAGTGTTATTATCAATCGACGAAATCTTTCTAGCTACTAATATTCCAATTTCTATACGTGCAGTTACAACTTGAACTGCTCGACTGTTAGGAATTGCAATCTCAAAAGAGTTATTAGCATAGTTAACATTTGAAACTTTAAAGAATCCGTCTATTAATTCTGGAGTAGTATGAGTATTATCTTTAATCCCAATAAATGCATTATTTGCAAACGAAATTGATTCATGAACAGTTATAGTATACCCAGTATCAATCTGTTCAACACTAACGACCGATAGCGGTAATTTAACATACTGATACACATTCCAACTATTTTCAACAAACGTACATAAAATATAATCATAATATGTATAATTTAAAATATTAAGTGCAAGTAATTCAGTATGTGATTTTACACTTGTTTTTACTTCATCTAATCTAGCATATATTGCAGATGATGCAACACTCGGTGCTGCCTGAAATGCAGTTGCTGATCTATAACCAACAGGTTTTACATACAAGTCGGTAGGTAAGTGCCGAATAACTAAGTCAGTATTTAACGGTTTAGAATCAACTAACTCAAATCCTTGCGGATTTGTTTTAAATAAAGATTCATCTAATACACATTCAAGCGTGTCAAATGCATTACACGCACCATATTGCCCTGAACGAACTGCCCATTCTTCGTAGAACTGTAAACTCGATTGATCATCAGCACTTAACACATCAAACAATTTGTTTAACACATTTTGTGTACCTTTTTCAAGAATCATTCCTTGATAAAATTTGTACTCGCTAACATCATCTTGGATAATGTTTTCTAAATATTGCCGTTTTTGATATCCAGTTAAATGCTGTGCCATTTTCTGTTGATTTACATCAAAATTTTCGCTGTCTAAACTATAAAAGTCTGTAAACTGTGATGCTTTATAATTCCAATTTGGAAGTAATTTAGAAGTTGGTTTCTTAGATAGCATTACCCAGTGGTCATCAACAAACGTTTCATCACCTTGTATTGATGATTTTGCACTATAAAAAAACGAACGATGTTGTACAACGTCACTAACTGCATACGATTTCCATGGAGTCCATTCTGATATCTTTGCTTGATCAATTACAAACCCAGGTACGTCTAATGATCCGTTCCAAAGTGTGCTTACATAACCCGAAACTTTAAGTTTGTCTTGTTTATATCCACTTTCTAAATTATAAATGGTGTCATTAAACATAGTAGAATTATTAAGAATTACTACATGCTCATGCTGTACTAAATAAAAACTTGCACAATAAATTCCAGATTCGTCTCTTGGACTGTATGAAATTGCATTATCTGTTCTATATAACTGTATCATTGGTACTGTTATTTGATGGCCCGATATATCTAAAAGTTCACAAATATTGTTTGTATTTGATATAGAATCAACAACACTTAAAATTGAAGTAAATGTTAACTTATTTGCTGCAGGACTTAATGAAATTAATGCCGATCCAACAATATCAAGTCCTGGTAAGAATTCATAATCGCCAATATTAAATATATCCGATTGTATTGATTTAAGTGCAGTAAAATAGCTACCATTAAATCTTACAATATCACCACGTTGTATTGCAGTGTACGGAGACCATTCGTACCAAGTATCTTGCATTGATTTCCAATTTGATGTTGTCCAAAATAAGAACTCTTTCGCACTAGTTTCCCAGTTTGCAATGTCACGCAAGTCTGTATTAAAGTCATTAAAATCAAAACCTTGTTCAATTAGCCACTGACCGTACCCTAATAAAAAGTCAACTACTGCTTGAATTGAATCTAATTTACTGCCGTATTGTAATATAACTGGAGTTTTAACCCATTTTTGTTTAAAACCTGCAGAAACTCCGCCAATGATTGGTAATTCGCCTAGCATTGCAAAGTAAGAGTTATCAAATACAGATGATGCTACATGAGTAGTAGTTACACGGTAATACTTTTTATTATATAGAACAATTTTTCCTTCAACAAAAGTTTGTAAGGCACCCCACACTGCATATGCCTCTGAAATTCCACCAATGTTTACTATTGTACCTACACCAAGACCTTCGTAATATCTAAAATACGGTTGTAGTTTGCTGTATCCTTTAATCTCAAAGCCGCCTTCAACCTTAGTAATAATTACACCACTATATGTTATAGTAGCAATAGGAGATGATGTGTTTAATACTACTGTATAATCTTCTTGAGGAATGAATACACTACCGACAGTAGTTGGAGATTTTGAATCTAATAATAAATTAAATTTTTCTTTACTAGTAAAGCCGCTTACTCGATAACAAAGTTTAGCAGTTATTAGTTTTAAATTATGTTTATACTCGTTATACTGTTGCAACGATTCACAATTAAGATAATTAACCAAATAATTTAAAAGTCCTGCAGTTTGAACTCGATCATTTCCTAAATATATGCTAGGCAATACAATGTCGCTTGGTTTAATTCGTAATCCAGTTTCAGAATATATAAGTTGCCCAGCGTTATTCCGTTTAATTCTTGATCTATCTAATAGCAAACCTATAGTTTTTGCAGGTGTTAATAATATAGCAGTTTTAATTACACTAAACGAATAATGCGAATGTCTTCTCCATGCTGATTCTAACGGGGATACATCACCAAATGTAAAATCACCTTGATTTGATTGAGAAATTATACCTGTAGTAAAATTAGAAATGCGAGGATCAACTAATCGGCCGTCTGAGTCAACTGGAATATGATCTAACAAATCTGGTTTTATATGTTTGAATATATTATATGTAAATGCTGGATCTTTTACTAAACCATTGCTTAGATCTTCCCATAAAATAAGATTATCCTTTGTGTACGGAGCTGGTCCATAAACACTTACCCACCATAACGGCTCTTCGCTAAACCCTAGCATTTCCCATGGACAAATGTGAGGACGATCAGTCCTAAGCATCCATTGATATATACCTCTCCAATATTTAGGACCAACAGTGCCATCAGCTGCAATATGATTTTTGTAATTAAAGGTAAATGGATTCTGATCATCATATGTTAACGGTGTTGAAAAATCTATACCTATATTAAGCGACCAAGAATAAAAATTAGACATTAACGCGTCGTTAAACTCTTGTAAACTATAATCAGATAATTGATAATAACAAGGAATTACATCATTTATATCAAAAATAGATTCATCGTATGCTACTTTTATATTATTATAAATTCGTTTTTCTAATTCTAAAATTAAGTCGTCTCTATAGTCATTATATGCTAATGTTAAACTACCATCATGGCCTTGAATCATCCAGCGAGGCGTAACTAGTGTAGTATCTAAATACATTTTTGGTTCGTATTTAGGCCACATACCTAACTTTGTAGGTGTTTCAGGAACTAAACAACCATCAGTAGTATCGTATTCAAAAATAGAAATAATGTCGCCAGTAACTAACTCAGCAGTAACAGTAACAAACCCTTGGTCACTAAACGTGTAATCTCGTCTATGTAAAAGTTGTAGGTCGTTTAAGTACACATTAACTGCTTTATTTGATAATTTAGATAAACTAAACACTGCTGATAATGAAAAAATCGTATTGCTTGAATCGGCAACTAAGAAATCAGTTCTTATTTTTGATCCAGTTGGTACCATATCACTAAAGTAATACGATGATGTTGCTGGTGTATCTTTAATAATAGTCTGTAATATTAAATCAGTATGTGGTACGGTATCTAAATCTACACCAAGTGAGTCGGCTAGATTTATAAAAATACGTTTAAATTTACAATAGTCATCTCGTGCTTGGTCAATTGCACGAATTACGTTATGTGAGTCTGATGTTATGTGATATACTGCTAAACTAGCAGGACCACTGTGCTGAATAAACTTTGTGCCAAATTTTGATACACTTCCTAAATCTCTTAAATTACCAACTCCTGGAAAATCTCCAAGAAACTCAGTAGTAGCACGTAAATTATCAACAATACTTTCAACATGATCAATCACTTCACCTAATGTAAATTCAGTAAGCTCGCCATTTAATGGGTTGTTCTGTATGTTATTAGGAAATTCATAATACCCATTTGAATTTATTGTAGTATTAGCATACACTTTAAACATTATCGTATCAGTTACTTTAACATCGTTGCTAAAAATAATCCGATAATACGGAAGTATTGCATCTTCTGTTCCAATTGTTTGTATCCAATTGTTAACAACAACGCCGTCTACATATGTTTGCTGAGGCACGCACACGCCATTTACATATACCCGCACTTGAATAAATGCAGGTGCTACATCAAAAATGTCTATATCAAAATTATTAGTTTTATTTGAATTTCGATATAACCGAATTGCTGCTTGTGGTGGACCTACATAAGTTTCCCATCCATTTACAAATCCATTATAGCTGCTGTATAAAAAACCGGTGTTTATTTGTTTACTAACTGTAGTTCCGTTATATTCATATTGAAATGTGTCCGATAATAATGTAAAATTAAATACAATATCACCAATGTTATTAATATTTTTATGCGATAACGAAAACCCTAAATTGTTATCAACAGTACCGTTACCTACTTTATAAGAAAAGATTGAAGTTCCTTTAAACGTAGTTCCAGGATATGTACTAGTGTCGCCAAAACTTATTAAATCTTCGTTGTATGCATCAAATAATGGTAACTGATTTAGCTCTGTCTTTTGTTGGCAAGTAACCCAGCTAATTCCATTAAACCAATACATAGAACCTTGCGCCAATCTTCCTTCTTTTACTAGAACTACTTGATCATATTCTGGATATGATTCTAATACTAATCGAATTTGCGCACTTGTTGAACCTAACTTAACCTCATGTTTAACATCAATAAACTCAACACGATAAATGTTGTTTGCTACTAACGAATCAGTATCGGCTGTAAATATAACACGCTGACCGTTAGTTAAGGTAACACCATCAATGCTATATCCTAATGATCCTTCTATTGTTGAAAATGCATCAACAGTAAACTGATCAATAACTGACACATCAGTAATTGCATTACTTCCAAAATTAAATAATTTTAAATTTTTCTCAAATTCAATGATTGGTCTAACTGCTCGCATTGATTGGTCAAACGATGCATGTATACCATTAAGTGTTGCACTCTGTTCAATAACAGCTTTGTGTATCCATCTATTATTTCTACTCCAACCGTTTTTATCGTTACTTCCTCGATTAATAACAATGTAATCAGGTTTACCGGAATACGATACTGCATCACTAAAAGGAGTTGTGTCAAACTTAGATGTGTCAAATAATATCGATTCAGATGTAGTATACGGAGTAATAATTTCTAACTGAGATTCATTAATTAATTGAATTGACTCGCCAACTCCTTCAACATAATACCGTCCAGTTTTGTACTCAGCAGGGTAAATATTTCCAACAAACCGAACTTTCATTCCGTTACTTAATAAACTATTAGAGCCAAATTGATACGTTAGTTTACCTATAATATCAGCATCAACATTAAGTTCTCCACTTATTGCAGGATCTAAAATAATAAATAATCCACCAAAATTTACATCACTTTCACTAACATAAAATAATTCAGATGGTGCATTGTCCGGAACAGTGAATTCAATAATACCATTTTCAGTTGCATTGTTTAATAATGTAGGAGTGATATATCGATTTATTTCCCCTGCATCGCGGTCAGTTTTAATACTAAATGGATGTCCAGTGCTATCAATTTTAAAATAATAAGTATAACCTTTGTATAATGTAATAGTTGGGTTTTGTAAAGTAGTGTTTGCCGAAAATAGATAAGATTCAGAATTTATCGATACACTGTATGTACTAATAACATCGTATTGCAGTGCAGTACTAATAGTAACTGTGTCTGCGCCATTTGGCATCCAGTAATAATTTTGAAAATTAACAAACTTATCCCAATCAATGTGCGGATTCCAACTATAAAATTCTTCTTTATTTACGCGAGAATGATTTGATGCATTATCATTTCCGTTTTTATCAAATGACACGTTTGCGCCAAAAACTCGCAACTGGTTTATGTAATCTTGATAGTCTTTTAAAAATATATTGTTACCTAAGTCGTTCTCAATTACAAACCCAGGTTCTAATTGATAATTTTGACGTAATCTAGTAGGTGCATTTACAAACACATCATCTGACGTTGTTGCTTTTGAATTCATTCGACCAATGTAACCGCTAACTTTGTTAACAGAACCTGATTGTGTAAGTTGAGTTAATGTTGATTTAAAAAACTTTTTATTAGCATCTGTTTTATAAAATGCAGGTAACAAACTAGCAACATTTGCGCGATCGCTGTCGTTGATAGCGTTTGATCTAGGTATAAAATTGTTTTTGTTGTCAGCCATTAGATACTCCCATATGATGAACTTGTTATTAATTGTGTGTTTGAGGTGTTGTTATTTGCAATTACATTTGACGATTTAATATTACTTGAAGTTAACCCTGATACTACTTCAATATCAGTTACAGTTGCACTGCTTAACAAAATTTGGTTGCTTACCGCTTTTATTTCAAATAATCCTCCAAAATTAAGCTCTGAATGTTTTGGAACAATTACAAAATTAGAAATATACGGTGATGCTTGAGTACAAACATATGCTGATAACTCAGTAAAATAAAATGTATCACCAAAATCCCAATTATCTAATGCAAAAAATGTGTTTATTGCAACGATAACTTTTGACTTAATGTCGTTATCTGAAATAACTTGTCCTGGTGTTTTTGTAATTTTAAAAGTTGCTTGCACTTCTGGTGCAGCTGAAGACCCAAATAAGATTTTGTAACTAACTGGATGATATACAACTTCATCTGATATAGACTTAATTAAATTTAACGAAGGCGCAATTGTATTATAAAGTTCGTCTGAACCCGGCGGGAGCGGTTTAGTAGATATTGATCCGTTTATCCATTGGCGCATTTCAATGTCATAACCTTTTGTTAACACATATACATCGATAAAATTACTTGCACTTGGGTCAATTCTTGAATTGTAACTAGCATTATGGGTATATTGGAATTTGATTTTATCGCGACCATTATATACTTTGTAATCTAGTGACGGCTCTAATACTGACGCATCTGAGCATTTCAACACAATACCTGCATCTTTAACATAGTAATATTTCCCCGGTACAGGACTTATTTCAAATACATTATTACAAATTAATACAATTGCATTATTGTTATCTACATATCGATAATCTTCTTGACCTTGCGAAATTAAATATCGTTCTTGAACAACATAAGTGTCTGGAGAGACAACCTGTTCGAATAACTCCGGATCATCAACAACTCCGTTGTTATCAGAATCAGCAAACGTTATTACAATTTTTTTGTTATCTATATACCCGTCTAATCCATTATACTCTGAAACAATATCCCATTTAAGATCATTCTTAAATGACGCAAAATTATCATATGGTAATGTGTTAATGTTTAAAATATTAATCTTATCCTGTACTACTGAGCTAGACACGCTATTATACACAGTTTCACTGCTATCAAAATAAAATCGAATTTCTTTATCACTTTCAAAAATATAGCGAAGCTCTCGGTTTTCAATTGTATAATATTCGTTATCAGTAGTAAATGATATCATCCAACTAGAGTCTAAGTGTTTGTTTGTGTTATTTTTTTGTGAATTTAAATCAAACGTAGAAGTTAAGTTTAAATTTGATTCGTATACAATTATCCAAGATTGGGTAGCCGCATCATAAGATAATCCAAATGATTTATTTTCAAAAATTAAATCAATCATAGTAGTAATAACACTTGATTCTAAGCTAGTTCTCCATCTAGGTATTACTTGTATAATAACGGAACCTGCTGGTAATGCAACACTACTGGTTATTTGATTTCCTACAACTTTTACAATAGTTGCCCATAATGTATTAATACCATCAATAGATATCTTAATTAATGTACCAACTGTCATATATGCCAATTTATCAGCAGCAACATTAACGGTAGAAGTATCACCTGCAGTAGACCATAATTCATTCCATGATAAATTTGTTGCATACGCATAATTCATATAATAAAAATTACGTATCCCTGCTTTTTTAAGAATAGTGCTTAATGTATTATATATTATACCTTGTATATCAGTTTTATTAGTATACGAAAACTTAACAGACGATTTAAACACATCTTTATATATTACACCGTCTGTAGCAAATAAATTAGTTGAACTAAACTTTCCAGTTGGATCAACTAAATCAAAATATCTACTAATTCCACTTGATGCACGGTTTATTGCTTTAACTTTTAATACTTGTTGGCTAGCACTTAACGGGCAAATGTTATAATCTTCACCTGTAATCATTCTGTTTTGTGTATAAAACGTAGCTGGCGCATTTGCTTTAATACTTGCATTAGATTCAGTTGATTCTGCATTTGAAACCGACGATGCAAGAGACATGTTTAACGTTAATGTTTCCGATTTTCCGGTATTAGAAAGATACGGCACCGATAACGACACATTTCTAATGTCGCGAGGATGAATAGTGTACGAAACACCATTGCTAGTTCTATAATAAACTTTAAATGTTCCTAACGGTTTGTTTCCAAACGTGCCATCACTAAACGACAAGCTTACTGCATCATTTGCACGAGTTATAACACTAAAAATATTCTTAATACTTTTGTTAACACTATTGTAAATTATGTTATTACCTTCAACACTAGGAACTTTAGTCCACAAATTTTCATCTAATTCAGCACCGTTTTTATCTAACTGATATAACCATACATCAGTTTCATTTATATTAGTTGTGCCAACGTCGATAATTTCATTGCTTCTTGGTTGATCAACTGTAAATTGACTAGATGCTAATGTACCCTGTGTAAAGTTTAAAAAGAACCCTGATCCTGCACTGCCGTATCCTCTTCCATCATTCCTAAAAATACAAGAAAGCTGATTGTTGTCTTTTGGAGTTTCTTCGTAAATAAAATCCTTACCAGAGAATGTAGTACTAGTTACTTCAAACGTCATCATTTTACCAGCTACTGTTTTAGTAAACGAGTAAACAGGCACGCCTGTTGAATTTGAACTTAATCTATATCGTTCAGTTGGAATTCCGTAAATTGTAGCTTTATCTGATGGGTTGCCAAATTGTTGTGTAGGCTGCATTGCTGCATTCATAATTTTAATAAATTGGTCATACCAACTATCATTAGATGAATCGTTCCACGACACTACTTGTCCTGATAAGTTTCGACCATTACCATCAAGAATGTTTTCTGAAGTTTGTACTGAAGTTACTTTCATTAATCCTGATGCAGCAGTTGTGCGTTTGGCGTTGTAACTAATCAATCTTGATAATCGCAAAACACTTTCTCTGCGTTCTGCTAATTCTAAGAAATTCTCCCTAGCGTTTAAATCTACTCGAAATGCTACACTTTGTCCTAAGAATGCAATTACATCAAGTAATGCTAAGTATTCCGAACTTTCAATATAATCATTAAAGTCTTCTGGATAATTTTGGCGAATATAATCAACCATTACACGACGTAAATTTTCAAAATCGTAACTTTGAAAATCTGCGTTTCTAAAAGATTGATAAATTTTCTTCCAATCTTCCGTTACTAGTAATCTATTTTGTCTGTCAGTTGCACTCATGTTGTTGTCCTAATAAAGGTATTTATTGAAAATTTTAACCGCGCAGTTTATTACGCTATTAAGCCATTTGTTTGGTCAAATCGCAGACTAATTTGTTCTGTAAGGTTATATGGAGTGTATGTTAGAGAGAACACAATAGATATACCGCTTTCATATGTTGAGATATTTGTATCTGATACTTGTACTCTAGGATCATAGTTAATAATTGCTTCTACATCCTGTTTAATCATCCCTTTAATATCTTCAGTTAATGGCTCAAATAGCAAGTCCCATATAATAGTACCAAATCGAGGAAGCATTACTCGCTCACCTTGGCGTACATGAAAATGATTTAAAATATCCTGCTTAATAAGTTCAAAATCATACAAACTGAAATGCTCAGTTTTATTACTTACAGTACTAAATCCTTTATAAGTTTTTGGTTTAACTATGTCATTCTGTTTTTTTAAAACTGCAGGAATTTTTATTCTTGTATATAAGTCTGTCATTGGTCTTTTTCCGGTGGTTTAATTTTTTCAAACGTGTCTGTATCTATTGTGTATTTGGTCCATGCTTCTGGTGGTGTTTTCATTTCTTCATTAGTACCTTCAGTCCTGCCTTTACCATCTCGATTAGTTACCGGTGATTTAAACTTTTCTGGATCTAAATTTTCATGCTGCGGATATGGTTCATGTGTCGGTACACGCATCATTATTGAATTTAGTGTTTTATCTTTTACGTCAGTCGGTAATACATGTATCTTTAATGGTTTTGCTGCTACTGACGTTGCTTTTCCTGAATTTAAATGTATCTGACCGCCATCTATAGCAGTATTCGCTGCCTTAACACCAAAATCGCCAGTAATTGCATAATCAAACTTTCCACCAATAGTAATGTTGCCATCTTTAGTTGCTTTGATTGTAAAATTTTCACCAGTTTCAATATGCATTTCTTTTAATGCTTTAAAATTTATGTTACTATCTGCTTGAAAATTTATATCTCGACCGGCATGGAAATTAAAATCAGTTTCTGTATGAAAACTAATACTATCCTTAGCATACACATCAATCTTTCCGTTAGCTGTCATTTCAATCCAAGAATTACCACTACCGTGTGAGATGTAAATTAAATCTTCACTGTTATGTAACAGTATTTGATGTCCAGTGCGTGTTCTAATACGGATTAACTCATTATGCGGGGTACTATAATCTTTTGCTGATTCGCCTTGTTCAATTGCAATATATTTAGGCGCGGCATCTTTTGCAGGTTTTTCCCTAACATACTTGTCGTCACCATCATCCATTACAAATGTAGATCCGCCATGTCTTGTTACATAAGCGTTTTTTATAGGATGATCTTGTTTACCAATCGTACCTTGCTTTCCACTTTTGTTAAGGGGTCCAGGAGTTGAAATACCAAATACCATACTTGGTGTTTCACGGCGTGAGCTGCTAGTTGTAATACCACGGATGTCATCTTTAATTAAGCCACCGCCCTCTGTGCCTTGTTCTAAGACTGTTGCAAATGGATGTTTTGGTTTTTTAAATTTAGTAGAATCAGTTCCTGTATTCTTACTAGTCTTATTATATTCAGTAACCGGCAATCTAGATTTGTCATCAGCTGTATTAAATTTTGTAGCTGCTATGCCTGGAACCATAAAATTCATATGATCATCTTGTACGCAACCAATCCAATATGCACGTTTTACATCACCATTTATAAAAAATACAATAACGGTTGACCCAGGATCAGGTGGAACCATCCACATACCGTAACTTTGTCTTTCATCTTCTTCAGGATTATTGCTTTTTGGAGTAATCCCGTAAAACGGTGACATATATTTTGCCGGAATTACTTGCCCTGCTACTGGTTCGCTACCTGATATTCTTAGAATTTCAACCTCTATGCCGCCCATATAAATTGCGTCTAGATGTCCAACTACTTTTGCCAAAAACGGACCAGGTGTGGCATTAGGCTGCCCAATCGGCGATGACATTTCATTTCTTGTACCCATATTATTCCTAACTAAAAAACTCTTTAACGTCTTTTACAATATTACCCAAACTAAATGGTTTATTTTTTGAGTCTTCTTGTGTTGATTCTTGCAATGACGCTCTACGACATTTTAATGTCTGTTCAAACATTCCCATTCGAAACGAACTTGTTACGTTTGTAGGCGTATATAATCCACTAAATTGCATTAACGGTGTTGATGCAACTTCTCCATTAAACTGATACATACCGGTTGTTTGATCAATCTCAATTGGAGTTCTAAAATTAACTACTATATGTACTTCGCCAGACTGATGATTAATTGTGCCATCTAAATTTAAATTTGGATATTGTGTAGGTTTTGATGTATAATTACCAAATCCGCTATGATGTAAAAATGCAGGGTCGCCAACAATTCTCATATCAAGGTTAACCATATCATTACCAGAAATTAATGCATCGTGAAATAGTTTAGCAGCTCGAGTTTTTGGTGAGTCTGACCCCCCGCCGCCGAACCCATCAGTGATTGATATAGTAGCAGTATAAGAATTACGTTGCGGAGTTGATCCTTTTTCAGGGGTTTTTCCAAAAAACGATATTATATCATTAACAACACCGCCCGATTCTGAACTAGTTTTATCTGAAGTCTTTACATCCTGAGATGATTTTGAATAATCTGCTGCTAGTAGTTGAGTGTAGGTGTTTTTTATTCCTATATCAAACGACAACACATCAATGTTTTTACCAGTATACAAATAGTTGTACTCTTTTACTGCGCCAAGTAACAACTTATCATATCCTTGTGGTTTTTGATTAATTACAGTTAATCCCGAACTAGCATGTACATTATAAGGAACTACACGATATACAATTATTTTTGGTTTTACCCCAGTTGATGTATCATTTTCATGTGTTGAAACATTATACACCTGAATATCAATCTTCCACCATTTTTTATAACCCGATGGTGACGTGTTGTCTTCTTCAAGAGAACTAGCCGGATACTCACTTTGTAAAATTACTTGATCAATTGCATTAGGAATGCTAGAATCTTGTCTAAATTTAAAATCACTTTCGGCTGGGTTTGGTTCAGTTTTTCCTCGAACATTTACTTTTAGTTTCTCATCATACACAGTATCTTCAGTGCCGTATGGTGCATCAGCTGCGCGGTCTGGTCCAAACCCTAACTTTGATTTTCCAATGTTGTTGCATTCATCAGCTTTTTGAACATGATATTTAACATCCGGAACACTACTATCTTTTCCTTTTACACTTACTTCAGTTACTCCTAATTTTTTATATAGATCTTCTTTTGACCCAGACGTTGCACTTCCTGAATCTCCAGAATCATCTTTTTTATTAGATGCAATCGATGTTGGGAATATGATTAAAATCTCATCCGGTACTGCAATAATTCCATCTTTCTTAAATTGTTGAAGCCTTGCATTCCACACTGATTGCAAACTTTTATCACCAGTTTGTAATACTTCTTGAACAGTTGTTCCCTTAACTGTCATGTCGGTTTTTAAATGTGAATGTTCTGCACTTAGACCTTGCGAATTCCAAACCAACCCTTTGATTTGATATGTACTACCAGTTTCATTAACTGCCATTTCAATTTGAGTAAAAGTAAACGGAATGTATCGTGTAGAGTTTGGAATAGGCTGCATTGTACCTAACTCATCATTACCTCGAAATTCAATTGTTAATAAGAACGGTGCTGCATTCCAGTTATGATGATCGGCTTCCCAAGCAGCTTGTTGACATGCCATGGTAAACAGTCCCATACTGTACGGTTCTTTTACTGTAAACGCGATATTCGTAGATGAGATGTTGTTTCCTTGCAAATAACCAATTATACCTTCAACTGTTAGTTCGTCAACAAAGAAATCAAACTTACCGTAATCTGTATGAACTCGATTATTAGGATCAGCATTTGCTGACTTACAAATAATTTGTAAAGGTTTTCCTTTTCGTTTACCTGGCTGTAACGTTACTCCTTTAAGATATGAGTTATCTGGGAAATTAACATCATTATCATGCAATGCGCTAATAGTGATGATATAATCATACGTTGCATAATCATGCAATACATTTGGAATTGGCAACTCAATCTCTGGAATAGAATCAAAGTCTAACCCAAGATCTGATGCAAATTCTGATACATTTGTTGCTACTGTTTTTAAAACATCGTTTAGACCTTTAGTTGCTGCATCTATAAATGCCATGTTAAATCCCCATTACTGTTTTTAATTTACTTAGTTGAGGTATATATATTTGAACACCTGGTACAAAATCAAATATAGGATCTTGAATTACGTCTAAATTACGCTGTGTAAATACCCACCATAACGCAGCATCATTATATAAATCAAACGCTAACAAATCAGGTCGATGTGTATATTGTGATTCAATAGTATACAAGTAATCAGATACATCAGCTGCAACTGCTCGAATTTTTAATATATCTAAGTATCCATTAGTAACTGTAGTTAAAAACCACGGACTTTTATTGCTATATTTTGCTGCCATTATACATACCCAAAACTATTGTTAAGATAGCCGCCGGCTACAAAGTTGTCTAATCCAAACTTACGAGCACTTGTTCTGCTGTATGCAGGTGTTAAAACTATTGTAAATGAACTTTTAGTTGGAACATATGCAGTTCCGCCGCTTTTTGACATGCCAATACCCATTGAGTTTGCCATTGATGCAACTTCACCAACAGTATCGGCAATATCAGTAATTGTTTCAGTTATCTTTCCTAACCCAAATGATCCACCAATTGCGCTTGCAGCTGCACCAACTCCGCCGGCCATAGATGCAATTGCTCCTGCTAAACTAGTAGTTGTTTCAACTGGAATGTAATCACATTCTGCATTTAAACTTGTACTAAATGAGGTTACAACTACCGGAACATTATTAAAAACATAACTTCCGTACCCATTTAACATTACAATAGGTGGCGGATTTCCTGCTTTTGGATCGTTTCCTGAAAACATTTTTGTTACTGATCTAAAATAATGTAATGCTGCAATCCAATACAACGCTTGGTTAGCATCTTCAACATTCATTGGAGCATTGATTGTAATTGTACCTGGATCACTATGTTGATACGCTTGAAATTTAAAGTTTGAATGCACAGGTTGCATTGATGTATAGGTTGCATTAGCTGACAAACTAATCAGTGGAGTGTATGGAAATATCATGCCGCCTGCATCTTTTAACGGTTTTAAAACCGGACTTCCTCTAAAACTCGGCCATGTTGGAAGTGTAAGGCGTACTCGCCAGTCATCGACAAACATGTCTTGAACTACTGCATAAACGCTCATTAAATCACCCGCAACTTCGCCTGCTCTAGGCAATGTTGCCGAACGTGTCATGCTTAAAAAATTACCTGCATTGCTTAATGCACCAATACCTGCACCAGCTGCTGCGCCTAATCCTGAAAATGACATTATTATTACTCCTTTTATTGTATTATTTATTTGACTTTATTAAGTGTAGAGTTTATAATATACTTGTAAATGGAGATACAAAAAATGCTTACACCAAAAGTAAATTACTTAAACAATAAAGATATGCTGTTAGAAATACATAGATCAAAAAGTTCGTATTGTGTCTTTACAGACCCAGCATATCATCAATACGACCTTATTTTACCTAATATTGATAAAATAAATATCCGTACTATCGCTACTGCAAAACGGAATCAAGCAAAGCGTATAGGGGACTTAGCATATTTAACTAGAAAGAGCGAAGGCGAAAAAATTAAACAAGCAGAATGCGAGGTTAATTATAAAACTATTCCAAAAGAAGATGTAGTATTTAGAATTATGTCATATGAACATATTCCGCTAAACGCAACAAGAAAGAAAAATCCAAAAACAGAAGCAGATAAACGAGAAAAAGTAAACTTTCCTCCGTTCCAACATTGGAAATTTATAGATGATCAACTAGTATGTGTAGGCAAGAGCCACTGGAACGGCGACTTAGAAACTGGACATTTTGATAAAAATGCAGGTCAAATTACTAATACATTAGCTCGTATGATGATTAAATTATGTGAACGCTATGCTACTAGAGGTAATGTTAGAGGTTATACCTACAACGATGAAATGCGTGGACAGGCAATATTACAACTAACACAAATTGGATTACAATTTGACGAATCTAAATCAGATAACCCATTTGCGTATTTTACAGCAGCAGTTACTAATAGTTTTGTTAGAGTTATTAACATTGAAAAACGAAATCAAAACATTAGAGATGACATTTTAGAAATGAACGGAATGAATCCATCGTATACTAGAACAGGATCTGAAGAATATGAAAACGCAATGCGAAGATCAGACGAATATGAATAATACACTGGATATAGCACATCCTGCACTTGATGATGCTTATCAAATTCTTAAAGAAGAACACTTGGATGCTAAAGCTAGTTATATTGAAAAACTGTTTGAAGAAACTTATAAATGCAAAATAATTTTTGATAATAGATTTGGCGGTTCAGTTACATTTAACACAAACAAAGATTTAGTTTGGTTTTTATTAAAACACGACTCAACAGGAAATAATGGATAATTTATTTAAAAAAGCAGCAGTTTTTACAGATATCCACTTTGGA